AAAGAAACTGCAACCAAAAAAGAAAAAGAAGAAAAAGAGAAAGAAGCTATGGAAAGAGGTGAAGCAAAACGTCAGCGGCATCAGGCATCGCGTGACGTACAGGTATTCTTGCGCGTATTGCGACAGGTGTTTCCAGACGAGACGAAACAAAAGAACGTTGAGCGTTGGAATTGGGGGCGCATACGTACGCGATGCGGCAGAAAGGAAATGATTCTTGCGAAGATGCAAGACTATCAGGAAATGGACGAAGATGGCAAGTTGTTCCGTGGGTGGGATTTCAGCCTTGGCGCGGACAACAGGGCTTTGTCTAACAAGTTATGTGCATATATACAATCAATAAGAAAATCATTCACATCAAACAAATAAAAAAAGATATGGCAATCATCGTTATCATTGGTCTCCTTGGGTGCATACTCAACGGCGACCTCATCCGTATGGGCGGGCGCGGATTCAGAAAATAAACACTATCGACACCCCACCCCGCGCGCTGGCGGCTGCATGGTCGCTAGCATTTAAAACACAATTATGATTATGATTACTAACATGGAAAAGAAATACAATGATGTAACCACGTTTATGTGGTACGTGTTCAACAAGTGGAGTATAAGTGAGGCTTGCCACCTGTTTGGAGACAACCTTGGTGCGCACATCTTTTCAAAGTGGGAGGACTACGGCGCAGGACGTGAACTGCTATGGTATTCAGAGCTTGACACACGATGCAGGCAGCGTCTTGTCGATAGGGCAAATGAAATCTATAACAATTAATAACAAGCAAATTATGACAAAAGAAGAACAAAAAGAGCAACTTATACAGAATATTGCGAACATGCTCAGACACACGCCGTTTACCTTTGAGTTCGAGGTAAAGAAGAATCCTTCGGGCATAAGAGTAATCTACGAGGTTACACAGGAGCAGATGGATAGTATATTAAACGACAACTAAAAACAATAAAGACATGGAAACGAGAATTTGCAAAGACTGCGGTCGTGAACTTCCTATCGAAGAGTTCAGAATGACATGCCACAACACAAGATGTTCTGTATGTAACACCTGTTCCGAGGCCAAGCGCATGGAAACAAGAAGAAAGAATCGCTTGGAACGTGAAAACAGAGAAACGGAAATGCAGCAGGATGCCCGTAAGCTTCGTCTGCATGATTTTACTCCGCGTGAACTGATGGTAGAACTTGCGGAACGTGGCCATAAGGGAAAGCTAACGTATACTAGGGTAGAGGAAATTGATATAACCAACTTTTAAAGGCTTGTGGCTGGCTTTCTTGTGTGTTGTGGAATAACTACCCACCTGCACAACAAAAGCCTCTTGTATGGCTTTAAAATAATCAATAAGCAATATGGAAAAGAAAGAAGAAAAGAAAGTGTGCTGCCTTTGCGGCAAAGAGTTCACTGGCTATGGCAATAACGCATGGCCGTTCACGAACAACGGGATATGCTGTGATGAATGCAACCAGCATAAAGTTCTCCCTGCAAGGATTGAATTGTTGATGAAATAAACCGTGTATGGTACTTGCGGTAGGTTCGATTCCTGCCGCACGGACAAAATAATTGCAAAAATATTTGGCTATATGAAAAATAGTCATTATCTTTGCACCACCTTTTACAATGTTTAAGTGATTAATGTATAACATAGTCGAAAGGCTGTGAAGTTCAGTAGACTATTTCTTTTCTGATTAGGGTTTTAAGTTAATAATGTTGACTAAACGTTGTCGCAAGGCTTGTGAAAGTAGTAGCGACTTTTAGGAAGGTTGGCTGAGTGGTAAGGCGACACGCTGCTAATGTGTAAAGCCAAAAGGTTTCGGGGGTTCGAGTCCCTCACCTTCCGCAAAAAGATATAATTGATGGCTAGAGCAAGGCGTAAGCGTAAACGCAAGATAGTATTCAGGCAGGATGTCAGGCTAGTGCAGAAGAATGATGCAACTAGAGTGGCAAAGCCTGATACGCTCGCATTAAGAAAAATACAAGGAAGACCGCCAGCAGACGTTGGAGCAACATTTAAAGTCAAAATACGAAAGAAATGAATATCGTTCATCGTTCAAGAGTGTTGCTTATTAATATTGGCAAAATGTTACCTTTTGCCGTCTGCTTAATCGTACTTATTTCATATATAGAAACATTGATTTCTTTGTCATCATCTAATTTTGTGTTACTGAATGGCAGCTATATTCCAAGCAAGCCCATATCATGGTTTATTGGTCAGTACTTTGAATATAATGTAATAACGTTAATCATACTGCTTACCATCAGCGTTGCTGTTGAGACGTGCGTATGGAATAAGCTTGCAATCGTATACTTGGCAATACAACTAGCAGAAAAAGAATATTTCATAACGGTAGAACTATACCCTGAATATGTGTATGCGATTGTTATTGCAAACATTATTGTAAGCGGATTCTTTGTATGGAAAGGAATAAAGATACTATGTAGTAAATGCTAGCAAGTGCTAGCAAATGGTAGCAAATGCTAAACAAAACAAATCGATATGAGTAACATGATAAACCCTTTATTTATCGATGATTACATTGACGAATGCATTGATGAAAGCGCACAAGGCTGCTTTGTAGGCACGGACTATTGGGATGCAGAAAGACAGGCCGACAAAGCACTAGAGCGTGAACGTGAGTTTTTCAGGTATGTACACTCGCTTAACGAACGGCTGCATGATGTCGAAATCAAACTGGCAAGATGCAAGCCAGAGTATAAGCGTAAACGAAAAAGCCTCGAGGATGAAATTAACGACATAAAAGAAGAGCTGGCACGTTGCCAGAAGTATTTACAATCAAAACATTTACAAGTATGAAAAAGAAAAAGAGATTTACAACACTGGCATTTATGTCATGGAAGAATCAAATCGAAGAGAAAAACCTGCGCGCAATAGCACTATGCGACTGCACAGGCCATTTCGATGTTGCCATCAACTGCATCCGTGATAGCGACATGGGAGAGAAAGACAAGAACGGCGTGTACGAACGTTTGTGGTATGCAGACTACATAAGCTGCTATGGCGGTGAAGAAAAGTCGTTAAGGCTGGCCACAAAAGAAGAGGTAGACCTGTACTTAGATTACGTGTCGCCAGACCAAGCCGTCGGGATGGAGTTCAACCCATACGACAACATAGAGGTTGTTAGTGTTGTTCGCGGCGAATACGGCAGCTACGTTATCGCTGAATTAAAAGATGAACCTTGGTGGGAAAAGCTGCTAAACAAGTTCCGTAAGCATAAAAAACCTTTCTAATGCCCATAAAAAGGTTAAATAATGTTATTAATCCATTGCGGAATAAATAATAGTTTGTATCTTTGCATCGTGAAACAAGGTTGCCGACTTGTAGTAACGGACATAAGAGAAAAGTAGATAGGCGAAAGCTGAACTACATATCAAATTTCCAACAGGTGCGGCAACATCGGTTGGATTTTTGTTTATACATGGTTCGGCTTTCTTGTTTTCACAAAGACATAGGGTTCAAACAGTGCAGTCCCGTTGACTTTGCCAGTCATATATAAAACTGCTTCTTTACACAAATAGTCTGATTGGATATGTCTGCAAGCCAAAAATCCCGCGCTGTCCGAAACCTGACAACGGGTGCTTATGCCGAAAGGTTGGTAAACAGATGAAACAAACACGGAAAGCATACGTGTCTATGAAAGGCTGTAACTCGAACTACAAGGCAGTAAAGTAGAAAAGCATTCGAGTGAACACGCTTATTTTATACATAAGCATAAAGGTTCTAGTGTGCATAATTTAAACAAATAACAAGAATATGGAAGAAAAGAAATTTAAACTATGGGCTTCGCACGACAAAGGCGATAGCGCGAACACGGTATGGCTGTATGCAGAAAAGCCTACATTAAACGCAACAAACGATGGATATTGGTCTTCATTCAAAAACATGCGAGGTTGTGTAGATGAAAGTTTTATACCAGAGCTTACCTTTGAAAACAGTCCCAAAGAAATTGAAATAACAATCAAAGTAAAATAACAAAAATATGGACTACACAATTTACACAGATGGAGCTTATTCAAGAAAGCATAATGAAGGTGCTTTTGCGTACGTTATGCTCGACAAGGATGGCAATGAGGTGAAACGCTTTTCAAAGAAAATCACCAATGAGACAAACAACCGTGCAGAACTAAAGGCTATCATTGCAGGCATCTATCATTTGCCAGCAGGTGCAAAGCGCATAAAGGTTATAAGTGATTCGCAGTATGCCCTGCATACTTTGTTCGACACATGGGCAAGGAATGCGAACAACGACCTGTTCGACAAGTTCGATGAGATTATGAAACATAAAAAGTGCGAAGTGGAATGGGCATGGATACGTGGTCACAGTGGAAACAAGTACAATGAGCTTTGCGACCAGTTGTGTAATGACGTTCTTGGCTATGATGCAAACGAAGAATATAACAAATATAAGAAATAATTTATTATTAACAACCAAAACAAAAGAATTATGGAAACAGAGAAAAAGTTTATTGCGCTTGTCGGATTTATTCGCCATGCGCTTGGTTATGGACTGGCTGCTACAGATGCAGACCTTGAAAATGCGTTGACGGTTGTAACTGCCGTTGTGGATTCGTTCTTGGATGACCTTGCGCGCAATTTAAATGCAGACAAGAAGGAAGTTGTGAAAATGTTTTGCGCCGCGCTCATTGAATGTCAGGAGGCGGACAAGAAAGAAGCTGTGAATGAAAACGACTTAAACTAAAAAAATAGAAAACTATGGGAAAGAAAGTTGAAATGACGGATGAAGAGTTAACCGAAAGGCTAATTGAAACGAACAGGATGTTTCACGAAAGTTTTAGCGATGAAGATTATGAAATGTTGACAGCTCACATATGAAAAAGATTTCTGGAAATGAAGTCGTTTGGCTATGAAAATCCGCTCGATGTATTAGTGGATTTGTTGAATGCACACGACGACAAGGGAGCTTTTATGGATGTATGTTTAAAAGAACTCACTATATCGGTTGCAGTTGACGTTATGCTTGACGGCGGCTGGTTGAACGTAAAATCGAAGTAATATGATGTACATGGGTTATAGCCAGTCAGAAGATAGATTCGTGACTGGCTCTTTATTTAAAAAAGATGGAGAGTTTTTTATTGTCACGGATGAGGTAGATGACATAGGCTACAAGAAAGTCTATGACATAGACCCTAAAACAATTGAGTGTTATGGCAGCAAGTAGGATTCGCCCACGCACGACAGTAGGCCGTAGCAATGGTATCTATGCGTTCAAGACAAAAGGCAGCGACCTGCATGAGTTTGCGTCAGCCTATAGGATGATGAGCGAACGAAACAGATATGATGCTATTGCAAACAGCATCCATACGTTTGATACGATGTATGCATGTGGCGACAATGGCTATAAAGAGTCTGCAAAGTTCTGGAAAAACGTTCCGCTAATAATGAGCAATGCATGGGATGAAGATGCGTTCCTGTACGAAGAGATTGAATATTGGGGATACGTTTCCATAAAAAAAGCACGCCGTTCGTATAACGCACTAATACATGGTCTTGGTATTGAACGTTTCAGGCAGGAATATATACCAATCAGGTGGGAGACTGTCGGCATGACATTATCAAACATGTTCTCGTCTGCACAAGACCTGATGTTCAAGAGTGCTGGCGTTCGGGCTATGCCATTGAAAAATTATGCGCTTGGCGAAATCAACGGGAGGGATGTCTTGTTTGCATCCAAACGGTGGTTAAGTACGTTTAGTGTCGGCATCCAGCTAATAAACTACTATCGCATGGCGAAAGAGAGAAAGTTTGATGAAGTTTATAAATTCTAAAAATGAAAGAAAGGAAAGATTATGTTTTTACCGATGATGACGGATGAAGAAAAGATGGCTGAGGCTCTCGGTATCGTCAGGGAAGTAAGGCGCATACACAAGATGAATGCCGAACTTTCGCGCGACAAGATGAAACGCGCTACTCGTTTTCCTTTCTTTATCTACTATAAGCTTGTCGATGACAGGAATAACACATGGTGGCTTACATATATGTGTCGTTCTAAAGAAGACAGGCGTAAAGGTCGTTTCCTTTGTTATTGCTACACGATATATGAGATAGAGAAAAAAGAAAAGGGAATCGTAAAGGTCGATGGCAACACAGGGAAAGGCATCTTTATGTTTGACCCGCTGACAATAAACGAGCTTCTGGACGGCGATATATATACCCGTGGCATGACGTGTTTCATCGACATTGTACCGCATGCTTTTAACCAGTACACGAAGAGATACCTTAAAGACAAAGGACGCGACAACATAAGCTTCCGAAAGAAAGTTGAGAGTATCATGTTAAGGTGGATGCACTTTGATGTCATAGGTGACGAATCATCTGACAAGCATGCAGACAAAGGTGATGTGCCGTATGATGTGTTTATGTTCGGCGGCGGCATGTTGCGCGGCCAGTGTATCAATGCTGAGTTGATTCGGTTTTTTACCTATATCGATGAAAGTATGATGTTTGAGGAACAGCTTGAAAGGCAAAAGGAAATGACGCGCGAATATTATCACTGGAAAGCCAAAGGCATATACGGCAAGTAGCGCATTAATAATGTTTAACCAAAACATTGTTAACAAAAAATTATTCAAAAGATTTATTTAGTAACTTTGCAAAAGAAAACAAAAGTATATGGAATCACAACAAACAACGATGTTTAAGCAGCATCGACTACGAAGAAAGAACGGGCGGTATTGCACGAAAGAGCAGTACAGGCAGGAAATGGTAGATGAGGACAACAAGCGTCTACGCATGGAGCGTGACAAGTATTATAGGGCTTGGATGGCAGCAGCGGCAAAGGCTGGGCGGCTGGAGCGCGAACTGATGATACTTAAAGCAAAGATTAAAGAGTTATAAGATGGCGAACCGAAATCAACTGACACTTGTAGGTCGGATAGGTGCTGCGTTCAAGGAAGGCAAGACACAGGCCGGCGGTACATATATATGGTTTCCGCTAGAGGTTGAGTCAAAGCAGACGGCAAACAGCACGGAGAACAACCAACGGCAATCCCTACATATCATGTGTTTTCGCAAGCCAGTCATCGACTACCTGAAAAGTGTAAAAGCGCATAGCGGATGTATCGTGGTCATCTTTGGCTTTATAAGTTCTTTCCCTGACGAGGTAAAAGGCAAGGCCGTTAGAGTAAACGCTGTCAATGCAAACGAGATTTACGTCGTTCAGACACGACCATATCAATAATCAAAAACATTAACCAAACAAACAGATTTATGTACGAACACAAAGAAGACATTATCAACACCCGTAAAGGGTGTCTTGGCGGTAGCGATGCCAAGATGTTGCAGCAAATCGCAGAAGCAGGCTATGTGCCCAAGTCGGCATACAAGCGGCTTGCAGTATGTAAAGGGCTTATAGAGCCACAGCAGTTCACAAATGCAGCAATGGAGTATGGTAACTACATTGAGGCTTGTGTATTTGCATGTCTCAACGAGAGCGACCGCAGGTGGCAGTCTAACCCCTGTCTTGTGAGCGACAAATATTCCCGCCCTAACTGCAAGGTTATCGACCATGTTGACTTCCTGTTGCAGGACGATGAGAATAAAATCCTAACTCTAGGAGAGTGTAAGGCAACACGGCTGACAATAGAGCAGACACGCGGCGAATATGCGGCACAATTATACCACCATTATGTCATGGGAAAGGAGCTAGCGAAGAAGCTCGGCGACTATCAGCTGCGCGTTATCCTATGCCATTATAGCACCGATGGAATCGATGTCGATAGTGAACCGCCGTTTGACGAAAGCCGCCTGACTGTGCGCCAGATTCGTTTCGGCAAGACCGTGCCTTATGATATAGAGCGCGCCATGAACATCGTGGATGCATTCTTGGAGGACTTTAATGAATATTATGACGGTGATGAGATTCCTAGCGAGCTGCTGCCAGAGAACGTTAAGACGGAGTTTGATGTAGTAACAACCATGCTCACGGAAATCAAAGAGCGCGAAGCAAAGATAGATGAGTTCAAGCGCAGGCTTTGTACGTTCATGCAGGACAAGGGAATCAAATCTATCAAGAATGACAGCTGGAACATAACGCTTGTAAACGCCACAGAGGCCATTTCCTTCGATTCTAAGGCGTTCATAGATGATATGACGAACAAACACCCACGCAAGGCAAAAAAGCTGCTTAAAGCCTTTGAAAAGCGCACACAGCGCAAGGCTTATGTGAACATAAAGATAAAAGCAAACGAAAGGCAATAACGTGATGAATGAGATTTGGCGAGACATTGTGGGCTACGAAGGTCTTTACCAAGTAAGCAACACTGGAAGTGTAAAGATGCTTGGAAGAGAAAAACGTTTATGGCATGGAGGTAAAACGCACATAAACGCAAAAACACTTATCCAGCATATTGTCAGTGGGTATAAAAGAGTAAAACTACGTGACGCAAATGGTAAAATAAAAATGATTTCAGTTCATCGTTTGGTGGCACAGGCTTTTATCCCAAATCCACATTGCTTACCACAAGTTAACCATAAGGACGAAAACAAGCTTAATAACAGCGTAGAGAACCTTGAATGGTGTACACCTAAATACAATTCAAACTACGGAACTGGCATTAAAAGATGTAGTGAGTCTAGGTTTAAAAGAGTAGCACAATACTCATTGTCTGGCGAACTAATAAAAGAATGGAATAGTATGAAGGAAATTGTTGAGACACTAGGAATTTCATATTCTCGCTTATCTCAGGCATGTAATGGTATATCAAAAACAAGTAATGGATATGTTTGGAAATTTATTTAATTTGTAACAATTATGGCAAACGAAGTAGTAGTAAAACAACAACAGACATTACAGCAGCTTATGAATAGCTCTGCTGTTGTCAAAAAAATGAATGACGTTCTTGGCTCGGAAAAGAAAGCAAGCTCATTCATTAGCAGCGTAATTAGCGTATCTCAAAACAACAAGCTTTTGCGTAATGCAGAGCCGATGAGTATTCTTTCGTCAGCGATGGTCGCTGCCACGCTTGACCTCCCAGTAGTACCCACATTGGGTATGGCCTACCTTGTCCCATACAAGGGCGTATGCAGCTTTCAGATTGGCTACAAGGGCATTCTTGAATTGGCTATGCGAAGTGGCGAGTTCCGTAATATTATCGATGAGGTTGTGTATGATGGTCAACTTGTGAAGAAAAACAAGTTCACTGGTGAATATATCTTTGATGAAGATAGTATTAAGCTTGACAAAAATGGTCAGGCAAAGCCTATCGGCGTTATGGCACGGTTTGACCTCATTAACGGATATTCAAAGACAATCTACTGGTCGCTTGAAGAAATTGAAAATCATGCCAAACGCTTTTCTCAGGCTTACAGAAGCGGATATGACAGTCCTTGGAAATCGGATTTTTGGCAGATGGCAAAGAAGACAGTGCTAAAAAGCCTGCTTAACAAGTATGCGCCGAAATCTGTAGCCATGCAGACCGCATTAAAGTTTGACCAGTCAAAGGTCAATCTAAATTCGGATGACATCGGTGAATTAAACGTCGATGCTTTCGATGCGGAGTATGTTGACAATCCCAACGGAAACGTTATCGACGAGCAAAAGGCGCAAGAGGTGGCACAAAAGTTCGCTGACTTTGACGAGCAGAAATAGCATTAACAACATAGGTGGGGCTGCATGATAGCGGCCTCGCCATTAAAGATTATACAAAATGACAACAGGAATAACGTACCTACATTCACATAGCGCACTGGAGCGCGAACTGCGTTTCCCGAAACACATTGTACTCGTTGATGCAAAGTACAAATCCATGTTTGTGGATTGCACCGAAGGCGACATTACTCCTTTTAGCTATTATAATGTTGACTATTACAAAGTGCCGATTCTTGCATTCATACGCAAAGGCGGCATATTCAAAAACTTTATGCGCTAAAAATATGATTGATAGTATAAGAAACTTTCTGCAAAGACGGAAAGAAAAAAGTTTAGAAAGCAAACGTAAGTTCGCAGAGAAACAGGCAAAGGTCATGTTTAACCTTACCACGCATGAGAAAGAGCTATGGCTTACTTGTAATGGTACGCTTGTATGCCCAACGACTATGCTTGTCGCTGATGAGATAACGGCATTATATGCGATTCGTGACCTCTACGTTAAAAACCATGTGGATATATGAAAGATGACAAGAAAGTATGCTTGGGAATGCAATGCTCCGTAAGATGGCAATGTAAGCGATATACACACAGAAACACTTGCGCTGCACATGACTACGGAATTATGCTGAAATGCACAAACCAGAAAAAGTTTGTCCAAGATGTAGATAACATAGTAAAAGGAAGATAAAATAATTGTCTAATATGGACGAAGTATTAAATACCACCATTAAGGTAACTTGCAAGGATGGTGAGCATATTATCACCGATGAAAAGGGGAGCGAATGGAAATTCAGTTTCAATATAGACGTAACAACAGCTATTGCCAGCCTTGTTTATCAGACAATCTATAGGCACTACGACAGAAAAACGTGGTATAGTGACGATTTTGAAATCGAATTTACGATGAAAGAGAAGAATAAACCCGACAACGAACATGAATAAAATGATTTTTAATCCAGTAGGCTCAACCTTCGAGGAAGGTGGCGTACTGCTAAAAGTGGTTGAAATATCCGACTGTCGTACCTGCGAAGGATGCTGGTACGCCCACAAGGACAAAGACACGGGACTAAAAAACTACAACGGCTCATGTTACCTCCACCGCCATGCCTGCACGTCAGGAAACCGCCGAGACGGAAAGCAGGTCGTGTTCACGGAAGTCATAGATACATCAAAACTATAGCAACTATGACAAAAGCAGAAGAGTATTCCTTTAACATAGAAAGCAGCCTGTTTCAGCAGCTGTCCAAAGAACAGCAGGAACTATGGCGAATGGAAATCGAGCAGGCATACAATGCAGGTGCTGAATGGCAAGAAAGCCAGCTTGAAAAGAACCGCCTCGCAGCCTGTGACCGACAGTCGGAGGAAGATGCACAGCGTGAGTCTGACTTTGTAATCTCTCTTATTGAGAGAGAACACCGTCAGCCAACATTTGACGATGCCATCAAGTACGGCTACCATCAGGCCATAGCAGACACCTACCAATGGCTGGAAGACCACATCGACAAATGCCTCACAATCTACCATGCCCAGACATGGTTAAAGCGTGATGAATTTATCAAGAAACTCAAAAAAGCGATGGAGGAGTAAACTATGACACGAGAAGAAAAACAACTATTATTCCAAGACCTTTCAGCAAGGTTGCCTCACCATGTACGTGTAAAGGTTTGGCTTAAAGAAGGAACAACAGAAGAAGGCATATTGGATTTAGAACATAACTATGGTGATGTTTTAAGAGACGCGTTTTATTATAACGAAATTAAGGACATTAAACCGTATCTTCGTCCAATGTCTTCAATGACTGGAGAAGAAGAAAAGGAATATGCTAAAATAGTAGTTAAATCACAAAATTGCAGTTTCGAAAATAGTGAGTCGGCAACCACAATGGTTAATGATTGGCTATTATCCAAAGGATTTGATGTAAGAGGTTTAATATCGAAAGGTCTTGCTATTGCTGTAACAAAAGAAAATAACCCTTATAAAGAATAAAGTTATGCAAGAGATTATTATTTTTAATATATTATTCATGTTTATTGGATGGGTTCTAACACTTGTAGAAAATAAAGACTCAAGCAAACCTTTAGGCTTGTTTGGTGGAATTATTGGTGTATGTATTCCAGCAATACTTATGGTTTGTTACACTTTGTACTGTCCTACTGCTATGGATGTCTACCAAGGTAAAACAACGTTAGAAATAACCTACAAAGATAGTGTTGCCGTGGACAGTACTGTAGTATTTAAGATATATAAAAAATAAAATTATGGAAGCACCAGAGAAATTATATTTTAATACAAGTGATATTAACGGTATTCTTGATATATATTCAAATAAAGACCCTCATGATAGTCTTGAGTACACCCGCACCGAAGTCTTTATTGACAAGGCACAAGACTTCTTTAGACAATCACATCATTTGTTTGGCTTAGATGGTAATGAATTATACCATTTTATTGAGGACTTTAGAAAATATATGAAAGGAGAGTAAGCTATGAATAAGGTGGGAATATTGTTATCGCACCATGAAGAGGTAACAAGACTCTGTGTAGAGTCTTTTGAAAGTCTTGGTTGTATGGCAGGTAATCCAAACGCAGAAGACTTGATAAGAGTCACAGATGTTAATGGTTGTGTTTATTGGTGTGATGAGATAGAATTTATAAACCAGTAGCTATGGAACAGTACATACCAAAAGCCGCTATAGTAGCGGAGATAGAAAGTGAAAGGAAATTCTACCTTGACAAGGAAGAATATGACTTTGGTTGGAATAATGCTTTGGACAAGATTCTTTTTTTCATCGACACCCTTGAGGTAAAAGAATTCCAGAAAAAGAAACTCTATGTTGTCACAAGATGCGAGGAACATTCCGACTATGTAGAAGAAGCATTCTTTAGTGAGAAAAAAGCAGAGGAATACTGCAAGCAGTTTGAAGGTAACGAGGATGCTTATGGCAGGGACATCACGGAAATAGAAGTCGATTGCCCCCTTGAAGTGAAAGAGGTAAACTTAGAGAAAGAAATTATACGAGTATCAAAAAATGAGTATTTTGATTTTACTGACTGGAAGTCTATTGCTCGTCATTTCTTTGAGCTTGGATTGCAAGTAAACAATCCTATCACAGCAGCGGATAGAGGCATGGCAGAGAAAATCATCGTCAATCTAAAGCGCGTTGAGAATGACTACAACCTTGACCTAACAAGAGAAATGGAATGGTTGAGAAATAAAGCAATGAAAAGAGAGTAGCTATGAAGTATAAAGCATTTATAACCTTCCGACATCTTCCGCACTGGACTAAAACCCAAATCATCGAGGCAAAGTCAGAGAAGAAAGCGGAGGATATTGTAAGGCACATGTATAAGGATGATATTTTGAAAATTGAAATAAGAAAGGAAAGCTATGACAACAGAAGAGACACGCAACAACAAACGCAAGATGGCTGTTAAACTGCTTGCCAAGATATACGATGAAAACCTAGAATGCCTTGCTGCCATACACACAGCAGAGGCAGAAGGAGACTGGGCTACTATCTACAAAGCCCTTGAATCAACGGAGATATTTATAACCCAACTTAAAAGAGCAATAAGATGAAAGCATACACATCACTCTCTCAGTCCATAACCTTGGGAAAGTTCCTCCCACTTGAAAGTGCGGATGGATTTTACGAATCCATCTTAAACCCGACAACAAAGGAATGGGATGACATCTTGGTAACTGGCACAGAATGGGCAAGTCCAGAGGTCGTGATTCCAGCATGGTCTTTGGCAGCACTAATGAACACCTTCCCCAAAAAAGAAGGCTCTTGCGTCAGCCTTAGCTTTGGCTATTACGATGTAAAAGGCAACTATACAAGCTCATGGCTCTGCTGCTATGAGAAAGAGGGAGAATCTACTGATGACTACATCATCGAGACAATACCAGCAGACAATCCTATTGATGCTTGCGTAAATATGATTATTTGGCTTAAAGAACAGAACTTATTATGAAGAGTTATACAGATTTAGAACAGTCAAAGAAGCTGGCAGAGATACTGCCACTTGAAAGTGCGGATATGTATTGGGACTATGATGTTCAGAAGCATGAGTATTATCCAATGGTTATGGATGAACAATTTGATGATACTTGTGTTAGGGCTTGGAGTCTTGCAGCATTGCTTGAGCAACTTCCTTATGAGTTGTTCGATAATGATGGTAATTCATCGTACTTGCAAATTTACAAAGAGGACAATGTGTACCAACTTGTATATACAGACCCTTATAGGGATTTTGAAAGTATAGAAACTGATATGTGTGATTATTTTGTTGATGCTTGTTATGAGATGATAATAAAATTACATGAACGAAAATTATTGTAATTATGAAACTATTCGGTTTTGCATATATACATGAATGGCCAGCTTTATGTTTCGGAGCAAAAGCGTGGTGCTTTAAATTAATATGGGCAAAAAAATATCATTGGTTTAGATGGTATAGTTTTATGACCACAACTAAAAATGTATGGTGGCAAAGAATTAATTCCTATCCATTCAGATTCTTTGGCGTTATGGTATTACCAAATGATGAAATTTACGATTTAGATTAAATATTTGTAATTATGACACAAGAACAAAAAGCAAAAGCCTATGACGAGGCTTTAAAAGTTTTACATAAATATGATGGCGAAAACATAATGTTTTCACAGTCTTTGAAAGAAGAAATGTTTCCCGAACTTGCTGAGTCTGAGGATGAGAAGATAAGAAAGTGGATTGTCACTCAACTTGAACTTAAATCAGATGTTAACAACCCACATGATTTAGAATTGATGATTCTAAAAAGTATTGCTTGGCTTGAAAGGCAAGGTGAGCAGAATGACTCTGACGTTAAGGATTACAATAGTATTGATCCATATTTCGGAAAATCTATTAATAAGGTTGAACCAAAATTTGAAATTGAAGAAGGGAAGTGGTATGTATGCACTCAGACATATACTTTAAGAGGTAAAATTATTGCGATTAAAGGCAAAACATATCAAGCAGAAAAAGATAATGTTATAAAAGGCGAAGATGGGTGTCGATTTATTAATAGGCATGATGGTAAAGCATCTGACTATTTCCGTTATTGGGCTATCGAAGATGCAAAGGATGGTGATGTGCTTTTTTATAAAGATGAAATTTCACTATATAAGCACGATATTAAAAATTGCACTAAACAAGAGCCAACCTTTGGCGGTTTTGTTTATCATTGTTGCTATGATGGTAAAAGATTTATAATGGATAGTCTTTATTCACTAACAGAACAAGATAAAATGGATATTCATCCAGCCACCAAAGAACAACGTGAACTTTTGTTCCAAAGAATGAAAGAAGCAGGATATGAGTGGGATTCCGAGAAGAAAGAGTTGAAGAAGATTGTTGTTCCTATTTTCCATATTGGTAATACTATTATTAAAAAGCATAATTCTGATATTAACGATTTTGGCTCATTTATAATTACTAATATTACAGGTGGAAAGTATTGGTACAAAGACAGAATTATCTGTGATATTACAAAACAAGATGAATGGGAACTTTATGAACCTGTTAGAAAGAAGCCTGCTGAGTGGAGTGAAGAGGATGAAAGAACTTTGCAAGGTATTCGGGATGAAATTTTAGCAAACAAACACGATGCTAAAGAATATGAGTGGAAAACTTATGACAAATTTCTTGACTGGCTCAAATCCCTAAAAGACAGAGTGTAAAACACAACAACATTAAACCGACAAGAAAATGAACGAAACAAATTGGATTGCAACACATGTCAATAGAACCGTGACAGATGCAGACAGACGCGCGCTAGAAAAAGCTAAACGCCAAGAAAAAGAAAAACTCAGCAAAGGATACCGCTGGGTAAAAGTAAACGACAGAACCGAAGTGCTTGTTCCTTGTGATGATAGAGGCAAGCCGACAAATGAAGGATTGGCTAGAATAAAAAAGCTAAAAAGCGTTTTATGACATAAAAAAGGTTAAAAATTTGGAACTTAAAGATATTATTAGTATCTTTGCATCGTTTTATATCTCATATATTTTTTTAATTGGAATAGTTGCGCGAACCGTTGCGAAACGTAGTAGCGTTTTAATAAAAGAAAAAAAACAATGATAGTATACGAAAAAGAAATACTTGAATATCTAGGTTTGCCTAGCATACCCAAAAAGATACACGACGGAGTGACATCGTTTGAACGCGGTGTTGCTGTTGTAAATCTGTATAGCGGGAAGCAGGCTTATGCCGTGGCTACATTCAATGCGGAAAAGGACGATAGCGTACGTATAAAGAAAACGTTCGGTCTAGAGCCTTTTGTTAGCATTAGCCAAGTGTATGTAGTACCAAACTATATGACACAGGTAGAGGACATTGATACGCTAGACTTGGATGAAGAGTCCAAGAAACGTGCGCAGCAAATCCTGAACGAGGTAAATGATATTGTCAACGAAGGAGTCGATGATGGTGTTGTAATGCCAGAGCATGAGTACTATTTTGATTTCATCAACAACGATAGCGAAGCACGCGCTTTTATCGAGGCACACAACAAGAAGAATAAGATTCGCGGAAGAATACCAACGACACACGAAGGGTTGCTTATGCGCTTGTCAGTTATTTACTCGGACACGAACAAACAGGTATGACGATGGACTATGGATTATTAAGGCTTCGGGCACAGGTGTCCGTGCTGAAAGATGTAATAAAGAGCTATCCTACCTGCACGATAGAAAATGCGATAAAACAAATAGAAGCAAGAATTAAAGAACTTGAAAGTCATGGAAGTTAAAATGCGAGAACAAAAGAAAGAGACAAAGGCACAGCTTGAAAGACGAATCAAGCAGGCCGTCGTCTTTGTTGAAAAAGACAAGGATACCAAGTCTGTGTTCTTTAGCGACAAAGGCTTGCGCCTTACTGTAACGAGCGACACGGCGGTTGTCGAAACTGGATACCACCGCCACCTGTTTTCACACATCACAAATACTGGCATTAGTCGCCCGTACTTGTATATAAGTAGGCTTGTGGATATTACGTTAGATAACGATTGCCTTACCGAAAACGGCCTTTCGTTTTCAAAGCTATTGGCAACGCTAAAGGATAAGGCGGAGCAAGCAGAATATAATATTGCCACGTTTGTTGACTGGTGGCTCTTTAACATCTTCCAGCCGCTATTCCTTATCGGCGAGTCGGAAGTTGAATCATTCCTTGTGTATGAGGACTACCTGCATAACATCGCGCGTAACAGCATCGTTCTGTCAGAGAAAACGGATGATGTCACAAACAAGTCATTCATCAATCGCATTGGCGAACTGATGCAAGAGTTTACCGCCAACATGAATGAGCGTACGTTGTTTGAAAAGAAGACTGACGAACAGGTCATGCAAGAGAACATCAATGCCATTCAGGAACAGGAACTTGAAAGTGCAATGGAGGAGCAGGCAGATGAAGGTAAGAATTAAAAAGTTATATAACGATTCGATATTGCCGACAAAGGCTCATGATACCGATGCTGGCTACGATTTGTACGCTCATTCCATGAGCCATGATAATGACGGAAATATTGTCTATGGTTGTGGCATCGCGTTCGAGATACCTAAAGGCTACGTTGGTCTTGTATTCCCGCGTTCAAGCAACGCACAAAAAGATTTGCTTTTAAGCAACTCGGTTGGAGTCGTGGACAGTGGTTTTAGGGGCGAGATTTCTTTCAAGTTTAAACAACATTGGTCTTTTGCCACCATGTGGGAGCCTTCTGTGTATCTAAGGCGAAATGAAGACAGGGACTATCGTGTCGGAGAGCGCATTGGTCAGATAGTAATTATGCCATACCCAGAGATTGAGTTTGTTGAGTCTGATAGTCTTTCTGGCTCAGATAGGGGATTGGATTCGTATGGTTCTAGCGGAAAGTAATATGATAACCAAAGCACATAAAGCACTGCTGCAAGAGGAATACGAAAGGTCGGTAACAAACTACCTTAACGCCCTCTTGCAGAATTGGGAACTAGATAGCGAATATGGCTATTGGGTTGGCGACGAGATTGGCGGGCTGTATGCTTGCATAGACTGGCTATTCATCAGCATGGATGACATTATCTTTTGCGTAAAGAATGATGTCACAAAAAATGAATATACCGAATGGCTAGAATATAATAGCAAGTGTACAGAATACAACTTGCGCGGTATGAACTTAAAAGCATGGCATGCAGGTGCGCCACGGATGCCGAAAGAAAGCTTTGAACATCTTGGTTCGCTGAAAAGCGAGCTTAATGAAAAAGTAGAAGAGTTTAAACATCAAAAATTCTAATAGCAATGGTCAGCAGGTCTGCAAGATACTATCGCACGCATCCAAGAGCAAGAGCAAAGAAGAATGCGTACAATAGGAAGTTTAATAAAAAAGCGGAACAGCGCAAAAAGCGTTCAGAGCTTACGGTTAAGAATCGTCAGCACGACCGCAAGTACGGAAAAGCATCACGGAAAGGAAAAGACTTGTCGCACACGAAGCATGGACTTGTGTACAAGAAGTCTTCTACAAACCGTGGTAGTAAGTCGGACACTGCTGGCGACCGCAGGGCGCGCGGAGGAAAGAGCTAAATGCCATTTCATCTTATTATATTATTGTTGTTTTAAGTTTAGGATTTTTCAGTACACATTTTTTCCGAAGCCGAGGCTTGCGAAAGTAGTAGGCTTTTTAAAAGACACTTTTTACGTTCAACATAAACAAAAGAATTATGGAAGTAATATTTGAAGCAAAAGAAATGACACCACGGTTGGCACTGGTCGCAAAGGTGGTGAGTAACAAAAACGCATTGCCTATCCTCGATAATGTGCTTATGCACATCTATCCCGATAAGGCTATTCTTACGACAAGCGACAGTGAGGTGTGGCTTAGCGTGAAATGCCCAATCAAAGAGCAGGAAGGTGAAGCAAAGATTTGTATCAACGCGCATGATTTCCTTCTGGCATTACGTAACCTTGATGATGACAGCGTAAGGATGGTTATCAACGAAAACAACACCATCACATGCCATTACAACAACGGTCGTTTCTCCATGCCGTATGAAAACGCAGATGAATTTCCTATGTCAATGGCGACGATGGAAAATTCAACCACACAGATTATCTATATTATCTATAGCAAAAATCTTCTTCGTGACATTGAGAAGGTTGGGTTTGCTACGGCTAATGATGAGCTTCGTCCTGTAATGAACGGCATTCATTTCGATATTATGCCTAATGCTATTATAACAGCCTCTAGCGATGGGCAGAAGCTTGCACGGTATTGTGATTCGGCTGTTAGCATTACTGCCGAAGGACAGTCGTCGTTTACGCTGCCAAAGAAACCCGCAAACATTGCAATGTCGGTGTTAAGCACAACGGATGGTGACGTAAAGATTGAGTTCACGGACAAGGCTGTTGTTATAAGCAATGAGTCTTTCAAGCTTACGGCAAGGCTTATTGAAGGTCGTTATCCTGACTATAATCGTGTTATCCCGAAAGAATGTAAGGCTGTGGCTACTATCAGCCGTGGTGATATGATTGCCGCCCTGCGCCGTGTGCTTCCTATGGGAAATGAAAAGAGCGAGCTTGTGGCTTTGCAGTTTGGTGACCAAAAAGTCGTTGTCAGCGCAGAGGATTTCGATTTCAGCAAGTCGGCACATGAAACAGTCTTGTGTTCGTATAGGGGTGAAGACCTTTTGATTGGCTTTAAGGGGTCTATTCTTCTCCTGCTTCTGCAAAGCATAGATGCAACGTATGTGACCATCGAAATGACAGAGCCTAGCCGTGCAGCCGTATGCTATGGCGACAATAAAGACGAATATCTCTCGCTAATCATGCCAATGCTTATAAATTGATTTCTAACCATAAAAACAACAATATTATGTACAACAATTATGATTACCCGTACGGAGCAGACACGCCTGATGCTCCTTGGAACGAACCTGTAATACCAGAACATGACTTTGAAATTCTAGCTTCGTTTGGACTACAAAGAGAGACGACCATTACAACGGATAATTATATTCCGTGTTGCGATTGTGGAGATGATGATGGCGTTGGTTATTGCGACAAATGGGATGACACGTCACAAACGGTCTGGAAGGAAGAGTTCCATAACCAGTACATGACACCATTGGAGCTTATTGCAGAGCTAAAGAGCTATGTCGAGAAGGATATTGAGTCGCGCGAGAAAGGCGGCACTAAAGTCCCAGAACGACTAAAATGGTTGCTTGAATGCTGCGACAACTGGGAGCTTACGGAAGAGGACTATGAGTAATGACGAGTATGGCTATATAAATGGTTTCGTAGAGCGCAAGTCTGGCGGTCAGTATGAAGGCAGGCTTGCAGTAGATGGCGTTGATATATCGCCTATTAACGCCGTCTACTTTAAAGATGACGGGAATAGCTACCTGTGGCTAAAGCGTAATGATATTATGCAATACGACATCAACACGCAAAGCTATTACACAAGAAAGCGTACACCACAATGGGAAGTGTACATGAAAAAGACCGCTGATGACAACGTTGTTGCATATAGAGGCGAGTTCTTTTTCTTGCGAATCAAATATTCCATCATCGGCGTGTGGGATGCTATTCTTGGAAAAGACAAGCACCGATTAAACCTCTACGTCGAACGCATGCCACTTGCAGAACAGTCGATTATAAACGGTATAAATGAAATGAGGAAGAAAAAAGGATGATAAAGAATGATGAAGAGATAAGGCAGGACTGGAAAGAGCATGTAGATGATAATATCGAACAAGCCCTGCTCTGCCTAAAGAAAAGCGAACATGGCGTGTATGAATACCTAGCCGAATGTGTGGCATCCGTGTGCGAAACAACGGTAAAGGACATGCTTGATGATAACAACTACATCTGGAATGCGCACGCACGCTGGCTTTTCTGGTACGCATACCGTTATATGACGCAGGATAGCTATGAGAAGATGGCCAGAGCATTAGAAGTGATGGGGTATCCTTTTGCCTATAGGACTATACAGAGTGGCGTTACGAAAATGACGATGCTCATTGACACCAATCCCGCATGGAACAAACGCTGGATGGTTATCAAAAGAATCATAAAGTTAAGTGAGAGAAATGATGTTAATGCAGCAGTAGACAATACTATTGTCATACAAGTGCCAAGACATCTTAGAGACAAGGTAAACATAACAATAAAAGAAAAATAAAACATGATTTTTGAAGCAACAATATCATCTACCATTATTGACAAGAATGGTAATGACAAGACATTGAAACGCTCATACATCTTGAAAGGACATGAAAGCTTTGAGGGCGTTGAAAACAAGCTGTTTGAAGTGTTTGGTTCAGAAACGAATTTTGAGGTTTGCGCAATAAGAAAGTCAAAGCTAAAAGAAATAGTAAACGACGAGAGTGTTTATAGCGTTGTCGAGAACTATAAGATATACTTTGCCACCATTGCCGACAGGTTTTATGATGAAGAGAAAGACGAGGTAAAGGAGATAAAGTACGTTGTGGCATTGTTTGCGCGTGACATTAACGAAGCACACATGATTACCAAGCAGTACATGGAACAGGGCTTGGAAGATATGGAAATGAAACAACTGAAAGAAACAAAATTCCTTGATGTCCTGAAATGAAACACGAACAGGTGATTTACGGGGTCGTGCCGAGTAAGTCCAATTCGTACAAGATTATTACGATAGGCGGGCATGCAAGCCTTGCAAAGACATCGGCAATGAAAGAGTTTGAGAAACGTTTCTACTTGCAATGTGGTTATCGCAACCGCAATATACAAGGCTTCTTTGAACTCTATGCAGATGTTTATTTTCAAAGCAACCAGCCAGACCTCGACAACTCATTAAAAGGCTTGCTTGATTGTTTGCAGTCATGTAAAGCCATTAAGAACGACCGCAACTGTGTAAAGATTGTAGCCAACAAATACATAGATAAGCACACGCCTCGAATTGAGTTTACGCTCGTTGAGGTTAAAGACATAGAGGTCAGGGATAGCAAACAACCAGAACTATTTGACAAATAGCATGCTTAATTATCTAGATTCACAAAACCAACTACACACGCGGCTTGTAGATTTTACGCCGCAACAATACCTGTTTGTCTTGCAGGTAGTGCTGGGAGAAAGGCTAGAGATAGCCTATGCCAACGTGTACGACACGGCAGAGTTCAAGCGTAATATACCTAGCGAAGATGAAGAAGAGTACCTTTCGACGGTAAGGAAAGATGCGCAGGTAATGTTTGAAACGCAGGAATGCCAACAGCTGAAAGACGAGTTTGAATCGTTGTATCAGTCTGATGTGCAAGAAAAGGCTAGCACACTTGAAGACTATAAGTTCACTGGCTCTGATGTGCAAAAGCTACTGAACAACTTACTGCATGACCGTTCAGCAGACCTTTCAGAAGCCTCCGTACGTGATATTCTCTCACTTATCAAATCGATGTATGACAGCGGGGCTTTGGATTCAGGAGATAGCTTCACAAAGCATTTTATTACGATACCAAGAAAGTATAATACTATCTGCCCTCAATGCAATCGTGAGGGCTATGCGGTAGAAGGACTTGATTTTCGCTGTCAACACTGTGGTTGCATAGCAAAATGGGACGAGAGTCAAAGACGTTACTTTCCAAACTTAGGACACCTTTAAACTTTAACGCTTATGGAAACAAAAGGAATTATTATCAGTCAGAAAGACTACGAACGCCTTATTAAACTCGAAAAGAACTTTGATGACAAAGTTAAAGAAAACAAGGAGACGTTCAAGAAAGGATTGGAAGATGCTATAAAAGGTAATCTTGTAAAATTACTTTGGGTAAAGGACAAAGGCTATGCCGAAATAATGGGTTGCGATTTATCAGAAGATGGCGTCTGTAATTTCATAAGAAAAGAAGATGCTGATATGCTTGCTTCTGTACGTTCTGGAGCGTCTTATGACCGCAATGATGTTTTGAAAGACAACGCAAAGGAAGGAAACGCTAAGAGGGTTAAAGACCATAAAGCCGCCTTTGGGCTTTACCAAGAAGTTATATCAAACCAAAAGAAAGTCATTCGCAACCTTTGGTGGGCGTTCGGCATTATGTTTGTGGCTTGGGTTGTACAACTAATTGCGTATATAATGAAATAATATGGAACAAAAAGCATTTAGACCAGTAGGCAAGATGCACAAGAAAATTGCTGGCAAACGCTACCGTCTGCCTCGTAAGGTTAAGAAACGTTTTAAGACCAATATGTGCAAGCATGGTTGGGACATTAAAAAACTAAGATTTAGTTACAAACGACTGAATATGGACATGATAAAATAATAGAAAGCCGTGATTTGCTTGTTTTTAAGCCAGTCACGGCATTTTCTTTACCTTTCCTTGATAGTTGCCCACCGAACAAAAGAAATGCGCTTATTCGGCTTTATTTTAAGTTGCTAAATATTCTTAATATATTTGGAAGTTCCAAACTTTCTTTGTATCTTTGCAAAAGAAATAAACGCTTATCCACCACTAAGCGAATATATACGACTAAATGGATTTGTCCCGTTAGATGCGTGGTGGCTCTTTCGGGGCATTTCCGTTTTTAATAGTAATGGAACAAGAAATTTGGAAAGACATCAAAGGATGGGAAGGCTTTTATCAAGTTAGTAACCTTGGGCGTGTAAAATCTTTGGATAGATGGTATTATTCTAAAAAAGGAACACATGTACATGCGAAAGAAAGGGTTCTTGCACTTGCTTGTGACCCAAAAGGTTATCCTTTTGTGCTTCTTTGTCGAAATAACACAAGAAAACAAATTGCAGTTCATAGACTTGTTGCAATGTGTTTTTGTGAGAAAGGAGACAATGATATTCAAGTTGACCACATTGATGGAAATCCCAAAAACAACAAATCAAGTAATCTTAGGTGGTGTACTCCAAAGGAAAACAGCAATAACCCCATAACGAGAGAAAGACAATTAAACAGAATAAGGTTAGAACAAACAAAGATTAAGAGGCACGCAACGCTTGTCAAAAACAAAACAGTAAATAGCCCTCATGCTGTTTATATGTATGACTTAAACAAAAACTTTATTAAATCTTTTGATTCTATTTTGGAAGCGTCAAAAGAAACAGGCATAAATTGCGGGAGCATTAGTGCAGCAACGAGAAGTAAAAGTCATTACGGAAAAGGGGTTCTTTGGTATCTTGAAAAGATAGAACCTCAACAGTGAGGCTCTATCTGCAAGGTTCTCCCAATATCTCAACAGCACGTTTAGTAAGAAAGCCTGTTAGATAAGCATCATCTTCATTCCAATCAGCGCCGTAGTAATCAATGATTGCTTGTGCTGAATGTCTAAGTTCATGCAAGCACGATGACCACCATTCACTCGGACTTGTTGCCTTGCTTATAAATATGCCACTCATCCGCACATCATTGTTTGATACGCACATTCCTGTGTTGTAATTCGAGAGAATGTTTAACGCTTTATTGATACTTCTTTCTTTCATACCAAATGAACGCATATACCCCCATAGAGTGTGTTCATCTTCGTGGTTAGAAACATCGTAATCATAGCATATTGCTATACCCCAGTAACCGTCAACGTCTATGTACGCTGTTTTCATAAGCCTAAAGAGTATTGCTATTACAAAAATGACTCCCAATATATCGGAACGCCAGCATTGCACATCTTAACGACAAAGCAGTCAAGAACATTCTCTGGCATACCATCAGGGTCGCACAACGTTTCCTCAACGAACATTGCACGCTGCTCGTCAGTCTTTAATGTCTTCGGGTAGTCGGCAATAGCCATGTTGAACAAATACCATGCCGTATAGCAAAACTCTTCTGGCAGCTCGACCTTGTTCTCTTTCAACACTTCCTTGACATCATCAAGCTTTCTTGCAGCTATCTTTTTCAACGCGCCATTGGATGCGTCCTGCATACGCATCTTACCAATAGCCCACTCTGCAAGTCTCTTGCTGAAAAGACCATGATTTTGGTCTTCGTACATTGCCCTTCCTTCGGATATATATTGCTTCATAACTTTCCAATTTATTTTAATGTTTTAAACATTGGAAAGGATTGGCAGAGTATATCCACCAATCCCTTCGCTTTCTGTTCCATTTTTACATGTATCTTCCACGGCTGTCACGACGGCGACGGGAATCCATTTCCTCATCGTTATCCATCCATTCGTCGGACTTGTCCTCCCAGCCGTGCTTGTAGCCCTGACGATAGCCATCACGATAATTACCATCACCGCTATAGCCACCGCTACTATAGCCACCGCCACGCATGTTACGACGCATCTGCTGCCGCATCTTCTGCTGGCTCTGCTCGTCATCCTTGTCTATAAAAATCCATCCCATTTGATTGTTCCTTTCTATAGTTTAATGGACTAAACGGTACTTGTGGCGGGCGAATCCAGCTTTTGCAGGATACCCAATATTGCATCAAGCTTCTTGTCAGTGTCAGCCTGTCGGCGTTCAAGGTCGCTGATGGTGCGTGCCTGTTTCTTGTTTTCCGCATATTGCGGGTTAAGCACCTCCATCATCTTCTCGCTTTCTGCAATAACCGTCTTATGATATGGCACTTGGTCGATGGCTTTCTTGCTAGTCTGTAGCATTGAATCTACCGCCTGCAACATCGCTTCACGACTACCGCTGAATGTCACGTTTCCTTTTTGCGCAATTTCAACTCCTATTGGAATATCCATAAAAGTCTCATCCTTACCATTGATGGTTGCCGTCACATCAATAACCTGCTGTGTCTGCAATCCAGTCATAAGGTTGGGCGTTTGCGTTGGAAACTTGACATGTGGCTGTGTCTTTGACTTTACCGTGCCTACCTCTAAAATCGGCTTTTCTCCTTGTCTAAGGATATAAAAAGGGTTGCCGTTCCCAAGACTATTAAAATCCATCATTGTTACTATTTACTTGTTAATTACTCTTGCTTATACCGTAGTACGTGACATCAGTTGAAGAATGCCATCGAAACGATTGTTGAACACAAGGAATGCTCCCGTGCCACCGATAAGCTCCGCAACGGTAACAGGTGTGCCGTCAAACAGAGTCAGGGCGCGTGTCGTTCCATTGAGCGTAAGCGTAATAGGCAGCGTTGTCGTAGTGCCTGCTGGTATCGCATCGGTCAGGCGAACGGTGAAATAGCCTACTGGCTGAATACGACGGAAGCCTAGTGCAATATCAACTGCATCAGTACCTACGGTAACATTGGTTGAAGGTAGGTAGGCGATACCACCCGCGTTCGTTGTAATGTTGTTAAAACACATACTTCGTACCCTCCTTTCGCCTACTTAAAACACGATGTTATTACCAAAGCCGTTGCCGTAGAAACCATTCCAACCACCCATGTAAGGCGTGGTGTTCACGGCCTGAATCTGCGGCCACTGAACAGGAACAGTAGGAAGCTGCTTGTCGGCAATCTCCGTAACCTTTGCCTGCAAGGGAGCAATCAGGGAATTGACATATCCCGTAATCTGAGCCGTCTGGTTGGCATTGTCAATCCGACCACGCAGCTGAGTGATGATGTCGGACTGCGTATCAATCTTTGCCTGCATGTCGCGCTCGCGGGCTGCACAGAACTGGTCGTTCATGGCAACGGTCTGGGCGTTGATGGCATTAAGCAAAGCGTTGGTGTTGCGGTCTGCCTGCGAACCAAGCTGGTTGGTTTGGTTCAAGGTTGCAATCTGCGACTCGTAGCCCTGTTGTGTGACAAGGAGCTTGTTCTCGCAACAACACTTCTCGAAGCTACTGATGATGCTTGCATCACCCGACTGGATAGAGTTGATAATCTGAGGCACGCTCACAGCCTGCTGCAAAGCAAGAGTCTGCAATGCATTCTGCACATTAGTCACAGCACCATTGACAAGATTGAAATCCTGACCAAGCATAGTGCTTAATGTCTGAATGGCCGTACGTGATGCCTCGCCCTGATTGGTGATAGCGTTCATAATGAGTTCACGCCCAGAGTCGTTCGAGAGCTGATTAGCCAAAAAAGCTGCGCCTGAACCATTTCCTCCAAAGCCGCCATTGCCAAATCCGCCATTGTTCCAGCCGAACATTGAAGCAATGATAGCCAGTCCAAATAGGTCAGCAATCCCATTCATTCCGTAGTTGCCGCCAAACAAGCCGCCGCCCATTCCAAAACCACCAATGGGTATAGAGAAAGGAATGTTGCCTAGGCCACCGTTGTTGTTGCCAGAAGTGTCTGGCAATTGATAAATCTCACTCATAAAAATCCTTTTTAAAGTTGTTATTACTCTGTTTACGACAAGATGCGCATCATTTGTCGTTGCAAAGATACAACCTAAAAAGGATTAAACAATAGAGGACTTTTTCAAGTCCATAAACAAAGTTGTAACGCACTAAAAGTTAGCACGTTACAACAAGACAAACCCTAAAAGAGATATTTTTTTACAGGTAGAGGCAGGTGACCGCCTGACAGCGAAGGCTGTAAGCTACGTAGCCGCTGCCGAGGTAGCCGCCGTCGCCATAGAAAATCCAACTGCTGTTGGCGTGGTACCTCTGGGCTAACCATCGGTAGACGTTATTGGCAAACGACAGCGTGCCCATCTTCGTCGCACTTGCCGCCAGTTTGGTGAAAGCATTGTCGCCGTCCTCTATGTCACGCATAAAGTACAGAGCCTCCTGAACGCCTGGAGTCCACCAGTCGCCGAAGTCAAGGTCGCCACCGTAGCTTACGTTGTACCCAGCATTCAAGGCAGGGAACTTGTATTTCTCGCCACCCGCATAGGTAGGAGCGACGCTGAGAGCATATTTCAACGATAGCTGCTGTGCTACAGGTAGCGTAAACAATCCCTGTCTGCGAGGCTGCGGCAGAGCCAGCATCTTATACTCGCGGATATAATCATCGTATGTCTTGCCGCCGTTCTTGTACGCTATCACGTCAGCATTGGCAGAGTTGTCAAAGCTCGCCTTGTTCATCAGTCCATTGGTGAGACCGAGGCTTGTATCGGCAGTCCCGTTGGTTGAATAGTAGGTAGTGCCGCGCGTAGCGTTCATTACACCTCCAGAGCCGTTATCTTGCCTTACTCCGCTCGTCGAGTTTGCTGGCATGTCATCCCATACGGAAAGAGCAATAGTACACCCCGTTCCGCTTACCTGATACTGGCGATAGTCATTATTCACATCATTCTGCACAATGATTCTATCGTTCGCCTCGTCGTAGTATGCCCACCAAGTGCCTGCGCTGCTCACCTCTGCCGCCTTTGCCCTGATAGCCGTGCTAATTTCCGAGGCTGTGGTAGCGTTAAGAGCGGTAGATGAAAGCGTAATAGGCACGGCAGTACCAACGGTGTAGTCCGTACTCAACCGCAGCGTTATCGTGATGCTTGTCGAAGCAATAGCAGTGATGGCAAATTGCCACACATCAATGTACTTATAGTTAGCACCGTCCTTGTTTATCACCCACACCTGATTCAGGTCATCGGTCTCGCCCGTGATGATGTCCGTCTTGCCACGGTGGAACACATATCCCACCAGCGTCCAGCTTTCGGGCAGGTTAGCCTTGATAAGCTCGTCGTTGGCATTCTTGACGAATACACGGATGCCCTCCTCATCAAGGAAGAGAATATCCCCTGCCTGCGGGTTCTGCGTCACGATGACACCATCGGCGATATACCCGCCAGAGTACTTCGCCTTGGAGAGCAGCGAGCCTACGCTGACCTTGCCAGTGATGTTCCCGCTGTTGTCCGTGGTGATGATGTACTTGTCCTTCAGGTCTTTTGAGTACCTGTTGTATGTCTTGTTAAAGAGAGGCTTTAAGCCTGCTTGTAGTGTTGCCATATTTATTCCGATTTTTTATAGTTCGCCATAACTGAAAGTGCCCGTGCCTGCGTTGGTAAGGAACGTGTTGCTCACAAGGTCGTACATGCCGACTTCGGAGTCAGAGTCTCTCATAGCGGGGACAAGATTAAGCACATCAGCACCATTGCTTTTAATGTTAAAAGAGTAAATTATCGCCCCTATATTTATTACGCCTGTATTTACGTTGCTCTTAAAAAAAGCAATAATTCCAGAGTTGTTCGTTCCTTTTGTTCCGCTTGTAGCCATTGATGTCCCATCGATGATAACCCTATCGAATGAAGAAACAATCCTATGCCTAATGCCCCGTGCGCAATTAAAGCCGACGGAACCTCCGTTCGCCTTTGCATTGTTGGTCGCATACATTCGGTTGTCAGTATTAGACAAGAGCAGTCTGGTCGTGTTCGTGTTTTCGTTAACATAGTTGCCATATATATATGCGTAATTTGCCATAGTACTCCATTTGAAGTCGCAAGTTATAGATAGCGTGTCAGAGCCTCCAGAAACTCCCGTGTTAATCCATGAAGAACCATCCGTGCCAATATATGCCAACTGCGTATACCCTTGCGGGAAGTCTTTAATCTTGTAGCTGAAATAACCAGCACCAGCATTAGTCAAGAACGCGCCTGTAATCAAGTCGAACATGCCCACCTCGCCATCAGATGAACGCATGGCGGGAACTAAATCAAACAACATCGTAGCCCCTTTGTATATCTTCGCAGAGAAAATCTTACACCTTCCAAGGTTTGCAGCAGAAGTATATCTGCCAAACAGAATTGGGCTATAGCTATAGTTGCCACTAGACCTTGTATAAGTGACAGTGTTAGTACCATCGGTCAAAGAACAGTCCATGCCATTAGATGCAACAGAGAGCGTCAGTGTAGTCCTCCCAGAAGAAGGGAAAGTAACGCCAGTATTAAGCCCTATTTCACCGCTATAGACACCTGCGAAATACCCAATGTAATCTGCACCCAAACTAAAGAAATAGTTGGTATTATAATCGGACGGTAGCAAGTCTACTTCCATTTTATAAGAACTTCCTTCCGTCATTTCATACCCAGTGTTAATGTACTGCGTACCCGTACTTTCCAAATACTCCAACTCAACGAAACCCATCGGCAGATGTTCAAACTTTCTCTTGTACTTTTCATACTCCATCGCCCCCACCATTTCCGTTCCAAGGATATGCCCAGCAGGAGTGCCGTCCTTGTCAACGAGCATCAAAGCCTTGTCACCAAAGCCCGATGCCAAGGTGGACAACATATCAGTCATACAATTCTGTAATTCCATATCTCTATATACCGTTTAAGTTGTTAATACCGATGCGTTAACATGACCGCTAGGAACGCCGTCAGCCGTCACCAAGGCAAGGTAGCCCGCATTGGCAAGGCTTACCGTATCGACCGCGCACAGCTCTTTCAGCGCGTTTTCCAGAAGTGCTTTCTCCATAATCTTATACTCCAAGTAAATAAGCGTAAACACTACCTACTATAACACCTACAACGCACCACATGGGTGCATTTTCGCGTTTGTTTCCCACCGTTGCCCACTCAACGCACATGGCAAAGAACCCAACAAGGAATCCAACGCCAGCAAAAGTAGACACCTCATTATTAAAAGCCTTTGTAATCAATGCCGTTGTAAGCACGATAACAAAGTTCAATACACACAGGATAGCACACACGCTACCATCTGTCAAGTTCTCAAATAGTTTCTTCATATCTTTTTGTTTTTAGTAAATAGATATTTTGCCCAAGCATAATGTTTCCTGTTATAGACGTATGCCATATCCGATTGGTTTATCCTCGCTTCACGCTCAAAGCTTATGCTGCGATATGCCGTCTTGTGGTCAAAGCATATTAGGAAACGTATGATATATTCAACAACGTATAGCAAATAGTAAAGCACCAATAGCATTTCCTTTTGCTGCTCGCCATGAATCTTTTCGTGATTATCCACAACGTCCGTATACTTGTCTTTTTTGCGGACAAAAACCCACGGCCATATAGTCATTGCTATATAGCCACGGGCTGGAAAGATGTTATTATACACTATTTTCATGTCTTATACAATTATATTAAGGAAATAACGCATTAAGAATCCATCGTTTACCATCAGACGAGAATACTGTTTCTTGCTTTAGTATTATCCATTTATCGCCATCTGAATACACCAACAAGTATGATGTCCCTCCAAAACCATCCACCACACGGTGTGACTCCACGTAACCGTTGTACCCAGACGTCGTAGGCATGGAATAAAACTGTGCTGAACTATTAGCACCATCCCATGTTACGTACCATTGTGAAGATGTTGGGATTATGCTATATATTTCTATCTTTCTTCCTTTGCATGTTGCTGGCGTTGGTAAAATTATACGTGTGCCTACGGCAGCAGAGCCTAACGTAACAATAGATTCGCCATCTACCCTTAACGTGTCGTTATTGTTGTTAGAAAGTACGTTGTCGTAAGACAAGCTATCGGCATGTAATGTTCCATGGGCATCAATGTCGTTGAATGCCGCTTTTCCCGTCAACAAGTTCATTGCCATTTGTGGCACATACTTACATGGTCTTAAATAGATGTCTTTTATTTGGGATATTGATGTTGAATTCTGCCGCCTAAAATATACGCTGAACACGCCGCTTGACGAAGCTCTAAATATATAATAAAAGCTAAAGAACGATGCTTGTGCGGTTGCTTGTATGCTCCCGTCGTAAATAGAGTCAGACAACGCGCTGCCGCTAATCTCTTTTGCAACTGAAAAATCAAGAGTGCCGTCAACGACCGATGCATTTATTTGTAATGTGTAGTATTCTCCAGCATTAATCTCTGGGTTTGTCGCAACGGAGCATTTGCTTGCGTCCCAATTATCATTATCTACTTCATAATTTTCAGTTCTAGAACCAATAGCCGTTTGGATGTCGTAGATATTAAATACTGACGTTGGCATATACATATCACCTTCGCCAAAAACATCATTGGGGTCGATTTTATTGTAGTAAGTTATGCTGCTATATGACAGCGATGGTATATCCATTTTGATACCGCCCAAGCCTTTGGCGTAGCAGTACTGTGAGAACATATAGTCCTTGTTGAAAATAGAAGAGCCTAGCTTTGCAAAGTTGCTAAACACAGCCTCTGCAATGACATACTTAAAGTCTGATGTCATCAACTCCCAGTAAACGCCATCATTGTCATTCCACGGGTCAATAGTGCTTATAGTTCCACTAGCACCCACGCGAACATAATACCTTGTAATGTTGTTAATGTCATAGCTAACAAAAGGTGCTTCGTAATCAGTAAGCAAATAATCTTCGTTTTGGTCATACTCGCCCGCATAATAGTAGTTACGCCCCATGTCGCCTTTTCTGTTGACAACAATTTCTTTTTTATCATAGTAAGCAGTAAGAGAGCTATCTACATACCAAGTTACTTCTAATGTTTCAATGATGTTTGCGTTTGCGGCGACAATCCCCCCTGTCTCGTTTGCTTGCCACCCCCAATTATACCAAACAAACTCGTTGTCTCCTTGGTCTGCGTCAATCTTATACGCTCCATAAGCCTTTGGTGCTGAAATTACATCCCCGCCATTAGCGTTTTTAATTACACCAGTGTAATAAACGTGCAAATCAGAGTAATCACTTTCTGACTTTCTTGTTGGTGTGTTGTCATCGACCTGTTCCCATGCTTCTATTCTTAGGCGCATGGATTCTTCAGTTTTACCATTGGCAAGAACATTGATTGATTCAGGAGTTACTTGCAGCCAACGGCGAATAGAGTGTGCGCCATCGCCATCCTCTCCATCTGCAACAACTGGAACTTCTTTTTTAGCAAGATACGTGCTAGGAATTTCGCTTCCGTATGGAGCAAAAGTACTATCCGCAATAACAAATACAAGCGCGTCATAGTCAACAACAGAAAAAGTTGCTTGCTGATTCACGCCATCATCTATATTGTGGCTTAATTGGACGTATACATTCCCCTTCCGCTTGTAAACTCCATAATACTTTTCCACAGTTTGTGGTGCATTCCTGCCGTCGTGACAGAAAAATGTGGCAACTACCGATGTTGTAACACTTGTTTGCGGCTTGGTAATTTTAATTGTTTCTACAGACGTACGAATTTCATACCATGTAGAGTTGTCTCCGCTACCGCCATTCGTTCCGTCACGCACAACAGATACGCTCTTCTTATCTAAAATACTATTACCAACCTTTAACAAAAAGGTAACTTTAGTAGTAAAACCGTCAGAGCCAGCACTTACACCACTAGAAGTGTACTCAAACTCCTGCGTATCATTATCTTTTGTATAGTAAATTTTAGCATCATCTTGCGAAACAATTTCTTCTTCTCCTACAAATTTACTATACGAGCAATAAACAGTAGTTGGACTATAAGTTTGATTATTGGGGTTGTATACAACGCCTGAAACACTAGGCAATAGGCTATACCTTACAACGCCATCAACAAGCTGCCAATATGGGCTACCAGACTTTGGTTCATAATACGTGCTTACACCGCCATTACTTACTGGTTGGTGTTGAAGGCATTGCCATATAGCATTATTATGTCTTACCCTATGTGTTTCATATTGAAGTGTATTTTCGTTGTATTCATTGCATAAGTATATCCCGTTACCTACCGTCGGGTTTTGTGCGGTACTTCCGTTCACCCAGTCGCCGCAATCAACAATAGTAGATATTGGTTGGCCTTGAACGTTTACCTTTATAAAATCTCCAACAACAACACCTTGTGCATACAGATAGTCACGCCCTTCGATAATGCGTTCACGAACATTACCATAGTTCTTAACAAAGTCTGGCAGTAAGCCAAGTGTAGTGCCATAGTTCCAGTTCTCCAAAATGGGCTTGTTAACACCGACAAGCTTGACGATACGGCCTTCGCTTGTGCTTATATAAAAGCTATTCTGCCTGCTTCTGCGACTTTCTTTTTCGGCATTACTAATGCCTTCTTCGCTCGGGTCAAGAGCGCACCCCCAACGGGCAATAGTCATCAGCTCACATGGGACAAAGTTTGTGTCTGCTGGAACATCATTGTCGCCATAAAGAACGACTTTTATTTGGTTAACGGCAAGAGAACTTGGGCTTGTGGTGTGTGTGTCAACGACACGCATCCATGATGTGAAATATTTGTTGCCGCCTGCATCCGTGCCATCACCGCCAGTAACATTGCTTATTCCAGCCTGTTTTGCTGCTAGCGTATTTATCGTTCCTTTGAGGATATTGCCGAATTGCTGCGGAGTGACATATCCATCATATTTTTCTTTAAGAGATAGTATGTATGATGAAATATAAAAATATTCTTTGCCGACCTCTATGGTGGTGTCATCTGTTAGTGTATAAACGTAATCTCCGTCAACCAAGCTGCGTTCATACCAATTATTCAATTTTGGGTTATCCCCCTGATGCATTAACACATGTTCGTAAAACGGCTCAACCTTGTCTATCTGGTCGTTATCAGTAAACATCGTATCGCCTTCTTGTGCCCGCATCCTATTGACAAGCAGCTCGACCACTTCAAGGTAAGAACGTACTTTTAATGATTCCATTTCGGCATTACCCAAATGGTCTATTCTCCAGCCGCGCCCCGTGTACAAGCCTGTATCATAGACATCACTTTTTATCTCATCGTTCAAGATAACATTGCCGATGGCGTTTAGCCCCTGCTGGAATGTTATCCTGCCTTGCGCAACATCATCACTGATGCGGCTGAGTTTGGAATTTATCTCTTCAACAACATTCTCTCCATAGTACTTTTGCAACTCAGACATCTGGACGCGAATACGGCTAACATCATCAGTAACCTGCCCTATTTGATTAAGAACAATCTCAACATCGTCCGTAAGTGTTATGTCGTACTTAGGCAGAGGTTGTTCACCATACTTAATGGAAATCTGCTTTACATACAATGTCATGTTTGTGTTTGCGTACTTAAAACGAACAATGGTATTGTTGTGTATCTGTTCTAGTATATCCGTGTGCGTGGCAAGGAAATGCTCGTCAAACTTTAACGGGTAGTCATAGTAATGAACGTTGTTTTCAAGCATATACTCCATCATGGCATCATCCAGCCGCGACTCTGCGTCACTGATGTATGTCGTCGGCAAGGATATGCCAAGGATAACAAACTCATCGCCAGCATGCGGTTGTTGATAGATATTAGGCATGAGCGTACCAAAGGTGTCTATCTCTTTCTTGACGATAAACGTAACACTCTGTTGTGATGTGTCAGGATACTTTTCTTCGTCACGCGGATGGCCTTGTCCTATAACTGGGTCAAAGTTTCCATCGCTATCGTAGAAATTTGCCTTATAATCTTCCCAATCCACTTCTATCGGGAATGTACACCCCATGCATGCGCCACCACGCATATAGATATCCATCTTCTCTGTTATCGATGCGCTTGCATACAAGTCAAACGACAACACGGGCAATGTCATCTTAAAGTAATTTTGAATATAATTGCCATTCTCGTCCATGTCATCATTCCATGTCGGAGTCGGCATCACATGCTCATCTTTCAGGATGGCATATTCAAAGTTGACATTATCCGATATGTACTTTGCATAGAAGAAATCAGCATCGCTGCTAAAGTACCATTGGTAGGTGTAAGAACCGCCATTGAATGCATCTTGCCCGCTTGCATCACCAAGTGTCATATTGGCTAACATGTTGTTCAGTGCATCATATTCACGCTGTGTGCGGTTGTTATCCATATACCCGAGCATCACGTTAACAAAGTCGTTCCATGATATATACTGACCATAAGACTCCCCGCTAGCATTCTTTGGCTCATCCCAAGGAACGGCATCTACAATCATTGCTTCACCAAGCTCTGGATATATGTCATCAAACTCATGAATCTCTACACTAGGCGTAAGAGCATTGAACGGATTGGGATATGACTGCGGCGCATCATAGTAGTCTATAATCTCTATTTGTGGATTGTAGCCTGTTGCCCGTGGGTTTACCTTTTTGTTTACAGTATCTACATACACAGACGGCATAAGCCTAGAGCGTGTGAAAGGATGCTTGATAAGCCGCACTTTTACACCGCCGACAATACCATTGTAGATAGGGTATGAATTGGGATTTGTAGAATCGTTATCAATGGTGTAGTTCCATGCTTGGTTGCCAGTCCACAAAATTTGAGGATAGCCATAAGGCACATTTCTTTCAGCACCAGCACCGACAATGCGCGTTACTATCTTGTTGTTTCTCGGTGTGCGCGAATTATTTTTTAAACCGACTCCCTTTCCGAACTTAAAAACAAACACTTCTCCGTTTTCGCCATAAATTTCATTAGACGGTAAACCAAAGATTATTTCATAGTTTTTCCCGTAACCAATTACGTTTCCAGCAGAAAATGTAACGTCTGTGTTGCTCCAAAAAGCGTTGCCAGACACAGCATCGTAAAGACCAACATCATTAGTACTATTCATGCAAGGAATAAGATGAAGAACAAGTTCGTCTCCGTTGTATATCTTGCTATAATATATCCTATTGTCATCTGCAATGACTGACGGCAAGTTGTTCAAAAACAAAAACAACGGGGATTCTTCACCAGACACAAGTTGTCTTATTTCCTCTATCTTGACATATTCAAGCCTTTTGTATGCCATTGGAAGCATGCCATCGTAGTTTATTATTATGAATGGAACTTCCCAAGTGTCATACGCATTTTTCAAAGCATCTGCAATAGTGTTTTTATCAAAAGAAAGCACCTCGCTTAACTCGCTTGCCTTAGATGTTGCCGAACTAGGCTTATACATGGCATGCCACTGTGTACCTTCAAGGTTTGCATTTATCTTTGCGATAAAGTCTTGTAGTCTGCCTATCCAACTAAAAGTCTTGCTCTGCGAAAGGTATTTTTCTTCGCTATTATTAACAGCTATGTCAGAAAAAGGGAGGTTTGAAAGGATGTACATCGGATGATGGAACACAAAGGAATATTTGGTCATTCCTTTGAGGTCTCCGTTGTCGGAGACCATGCCTTCGCGTACTATTGTCGGCGGGCTTACAAGTTGGTAGTGTACGCCTTCGTAAACAATATACTCTTGCATCGTCACAACAAGAGTGTTGTCCTTGTAATAAACATCACCAGTTATCTTGTCTCCGAGCGACATGACAACACTTTCATAAGATGCCTTGCGTATTACAAGGTTATGAAAAGAAGTGCCATCTGCATTGTATATTGGAAATGCTATATTTAGCCCAGTTTTTTTTACCGCCATTGTTTTTTTGTTTAAATTTACTAATATGTTTTTTATAAAGAGGAGCTTTCTGGTGCTCCTCTTTTATCTATCTGTTAGCTCGTAGCATCATCGTAGAACAGATGTTCATTACCAATCATTATTACTACAACATATTCCATATCTATAGAGACTAACCAAACGGCCTACCATTACGTACCTACTTATTACAATAACTCAGTAAACTCAGCAGGAAGCCTCCCTCCCGCCGAGTTAACCACATTAGCACGTCTTATAAACCAGCTGCTCATAACCTAAGAGTTTCCAACAATCTTATGATTTACATAGTCAAATGTCAGATAGTTCTTCTGGCGCATAAACTTATCTGTATTATTGCCAATCCTCATAACAGTAAGAATACCTGCAGTAGTGTCAACAGAGATAACATCAAAGGCATCCTGAGACCTGCCCGTAGACACTCTTATAGAGTCTCTTTCCCAGTCAGGATTAGCAGATGTCCAGTCAGAAGTAGGCGAGGTCTTATCAATGGCAAGAGCATACTGCTCAGGATAAGTCTCAATATTACCAAAGAAGTCCTTGTGTTCATGGCCAAAGAGCCATACCACAAACTTCAATCCTCCCTCAATCTTGGAGTGCACAATACCTGCTGCCTCAGAGTTAAGGAAATTACTGCAGCCATTTACATAGACAGTAGAGAAAGTACACTGCCTGTCAGACTTGAAGGAAGTGTGAGGACAGTAGTGATTTAGAATAATCACAGAATAGCCGTCAGCATAAGCATCATCAAGTACATCACTAAGCCATGCAGCCTGAGTGCTGTCCCAATTCATGCAGTCAAGACCAATAAGTCTCAGCTTGCTTTCGTCATAGTCCTTATACCAATAGCAGTAACCCTCAGTCTCAGCATCACTTGGAACAGTAACACCCCATGCCTGATAGTAAGGCTTTATAAACTTGTTGAACACATCCAGCTGAGGAGCCATGCTGCTACTGCCAAGCCAGTTGTCATGATTGCCTATGACAGTAAGCACTTTACTGCCTCCAAGGACAGCGAATGGGTTAGTATCACTAAAGAGGTTACTCACCATATCACCGCCATGTACCACATCATCAATATAAGTGTCAAAAGTATCTGCAAAGCCAAGCAGACGCTGCAAGCTAGACTGACCATTATGCAAGTCTGAGAAATAAAGCAAGTTCAGAATCTTATTGCCAGCATTGGAATCACCATTAGAACCCCTTCTCTTCGACAGATTCTTGAACTTATTAGTCAGCACCTGCAAACCGCCATTAAGAGAAACCACATCCTGATTACTGGCAGCATTCACAAAACTTGCAATAGGGCCACATTTAATAGTATTGGCAGTCACCAAAGAACCGACGTCACCCCTGAAACACATCCTTATTTTGTTAGTACCAGGAACAAACCTGATGCCATCAGAAGGAATGTTTGAAGGTCTGTTGAAAGTAGTACCTGCAATAGCAGAGCCTTGAGTTGTGCCATTCATGTTTCGGATATAGAACACATTTGTACTTGACTTCATGTTATCCGTTGTCCATGTATTGATAGCAAGCATAACCACATACTCCTTACCTTGTTCTACTGTAATATCATGGTCTACAGTTGGTTCATAGCTACTTTGTACTATGTTACCTTTGAAATCATATACATCAATAGAGCCGCCTACTTGATTTGAAACATACTGCATATCCTTTTCAATATCATCTACAGCATCATCTATATCGTCAACAGTATTTGTCAGGCTTCCACGTTTGACAGTAGCAGCGACCATAGAGGAACCAACATCTCCCCTATAACATATCCTTACCTTATTTGTACCTGGGACAAACCTGATTATACCGTCAGATGGAACATCAGAAGGTCTGTTAAAGGTAGTGCCAGGTATAGCCGAACTTGCTGGTGTAGTACCATTCATGTCCACAATGTAGAACACATTGTATGCAGTAGACAAATTATCTGCAGTCCACACAACATCAGTCAGCTTGACAGCATATCGCTTACCCTGTTCTACTGTAATATCACGATTCACAGTGGCAGTACCACCTTGTGTCGGTATATTACCAATAAAAGTATATACATCAATAGTCTTGTCTACCTGCTCCATGACATCAGGCATGTCTGCTTCAATGGATTGGACACTGCTTACGACATCAGCAACAGCAGTTATGTCATACATGAAAATAGTAGGACAGACAGCGGGGATTTCAGTATTAGACTGGGCAGACAGAACAACATTGATAAATATTCCCTCTACATCATTCGTATACTTGACATCATAAGTGCCGTCTCCCTTGTTGCTAAGCAAGGTGACAATACCTCCATCGCTACTCTGGTCATACTTTGTCCTGGCCTGAATCTGAGCCACCTGCCTTTCACCATTTAGACCCTCTATAATAAACCTGTAAGTATGGTTCTTGTGGAAATTAAAGGGAATAGCATAGCTGCCAATCCTATGCAGATAATAGTTTGATGATGATGTCTTCTTACATATCTGAGCCATAGGGGCATCCTTCTCTATAATATCCCGCAGGTTCCACTTGAAGAAATTTGCCGACTCAAATGTACTTCCACTCGTATGAGCAACATGACAAGAGTAGAAATTATTGTCATATACCACGAAGTCACCAAGAGCATAAGACTTGTTAGAAGCCCAGCTTGGTATAGTATGCACAGCGTCATTAATGCAATTGGTAGTTTTACCCTGCAGTGCAGATATATTGTTTTGTACAGGCACGATAGAAGTATTATAGTATGTCGTGTCCTCTATAATAGCTCCTACTTCAACACCCTGTGCAGCCCTGCCACCAATATGCAGGCTATCCCTGCCATTAACAAATGTCGAGGGTATGTCAACATCAAAATACTCAGGAAGTACCAACCCTGACCTATAATAGTAATTATTACCAAGAGGATATTGTTCAGCACCATTAATCGTAAGTATTATTCTAAATACAAACGCAACTGTGTTAGTAGTACCATAGTTCCATGATGTACTACCCATGTAAATCCTGACTTTATGTCCAGGTAGCAGGTCACTAAACACATCTCCAGGTTTAAAAGTATCTCCTATCCCGACAAAGGAAATATAAGGCATGTGCATCTTCATTTTAGCAACACCGCCGCTAGTAATAAAGTTATTGCTGCCGACAATAGGCTCAGTGTCCTTGATAGTAGTGTTATAGGCAATAGCAGCAAGACCAACAAGCACCTCAAAAGTAACCGTCACAGTACTTGACTGCTGAGGGTTGTAAACACCTATACTTGTTATGTCCTGCGCAGCAGTAAACCTGTAATATCTGTTAGCACTTACATTGCCTAGATTAACATCTGAAGTACCTGGATTTGCATACACAGTACCAGATACACTAACCATGACAAAGAACAATTCCCCAGTCTTGATGTCTACGTCAATCTTATCAGCTTGCGATGAATGAGTGCTGCCACTATTTATTGTATAATGCCTGACAAGTCTTCCTGTAGATTCAGCCACACCACCACTCTGCACAAGATTCACACTCCCATTAGTAGGCTTATCATCCACGCCCTGCCACTTGGAAGTATCAGTAGTAAAGTTCTGAGTCATTAATCTATACTGCACATATACAGAGTTATTGTCAGAACTCTGTATGTATTTAATGCTCATTCCGCCTTTCTTATAAGCAGAAGGAAGAGCATCCATTGCAGTCAGTGCTGCGCTAAGACTTTCATAGGTATCGCCAGTTTTAGCGCTAACATCAAAAACGCCATCGCCACCTCCGCCTGCTACATTATTGGCCATGTAATTAGTTCCGTCATAGTAAACTTCGATGGTCTCTCCTGATTCCCAAGTGTTATCGGAAGAAGCTCTCAATCCAGCGTAGTAAAGCGGTTTTGCACCAGTGCTATTAATGTTCAGAGTGGCATTATTAGCAGTATTGTCATTTGTCATTTTTATCTTAATACTACCCCCAGTCGAAAGCACAAAACCTGCCGCATTTATCGTCTTTGCTGCTGTATTTGCGGCTGTGTCGCATACAAAATAGCCTATCTTCGTGTAGTATTCAGCTGGATTAAATATATCAGTCAGCGGAATGCTAATCGGCGACTTCCCTGCGTCTGTATTAAACGTGATAACAAGGTTTCCATTGGATACTGCTACATTGCTAACCATGCCATCCACAATAAACGGTGTAGCATCAATCTGACAAACGACCACGTTGTCTTTGTTCTTAAACACAATCTTTTGGCTAGAAGAGTCGTAAATGCCGCTTGCTATTGCACTTGCGTCTTTTAGATTGTAGTTTACGTTGTTGATTTGTATCTTACTTATATCCATAGTTTTTATTTAAAAATTAATGTTTCGTTTTCGACGGAAATCGCTGGGTTGTTTCCGTTTCTTATTTCAAATTCGCTTGCATCACCGTTAGAGAGAGTAATGCGTACTACATTCACGCCTCCGCTTATGCCAGATGTCTGTACTTGTTCGACTGACGTGATTCCTACCCCATCATCCCCCTTGTCTCCTTTGTCTCCCTTATCTCCTTTTGCGTAGAAAAAAACAGCCGCATCGAGCGTATATGTTTCTGCATTAAACTCAACGCCTGCTTCAATGTCAGCATCTGCGGTTGCATCTACAATTTCTATAACATTCCGCTCTTTAAACCTAACTGGCTCTAAATTTTCGTCATGTGCAAGAACTTCTATATGGTACGTACCCACCCTAACATCCGTCCCTGTTTTTATTAGAGCAACATTGTCTTCAATCAGCGCGTCATATTCGTATCTTATAAATCCAACTCCGACAAGAATAACTTTTGTCGGATAATTCATATTCGGGTAAAAGTCGCTTTCTGTTTCCGTTTCTCTTCCGTCGGAAATTGTTCTTATTCTTATCGTCAGAGGTATTGCAAGCTTCATTACGTTGCCATACACATGTCTTATTTTTTCCATATCTTATTTTTAATTTTATATATAAAAATCAAGAAAGGAGCGCATAGCAGCGATAGATAACACCATTTGGGTGTCTCTTTCTTTACTACGGTCACTTCTTTTATCTCTTTGTGTATCGAGTCGCGCAACACCGTGTCGGTATGGTGAACAATCCTGTCCTTATATACCGTCTTCTCCACATACTTGGTATCATAGACAGTATCGCCTTTTTGGAATATTGTATGATAGATGCTGTCATGGACATTATTTATTAATGTGTCGTGTTGCACGGAGTGTACGTACTTTACAACTTCCCTGTCAACATATTCTATCTTTGATTTTGTGGCGCAAGAAGAAAGCAAAAAGCACATGGCAATGATGATGAACATCATAGTGCCACACCCAAGGCGATATTTCTCGCCTTCGTCTTTTATCTTCTTGTATTCTTCTGCGCCCATCATATCGACCGATATTCCTTTGTTGCATCAAAGCTAGGGCATTCCTTATTTGCAAAGTCCCTGTGCCCATAAATCTTTGCCGTTGGATAAAGTGTACGCAGCTTGCGTAAAGTAATCTCTAGGGCGGCTCTCTGCGCGTTTGTGCGCGTATCTTTTGCGGTTTTGCCATCAGCGGCACACCCACCTATGTAGCAAATGCCAATTGAATGTGCATTGTGCCCCGTGCAGTGCGCACCGCTAATGTTTACATTGCGCCCTTTATGAACGCTGCCGTCACGATACACTACGTAGTGATAGCCTATCGTGGTGAAACCACGCGCCTTGTGCCAATTCGTAATGTCAGAAACGGTAAAGTCCTTGCCTTCTGGTGTCGCGCTGCAATGCACAATAATTTCTTTTATTGTACGACGTGACTTTGGGTAAGATGTTCCAGCGGGTCTGTTGAATATCTTATCCCAAGTCTTTTCACCCACGATACCATCCTCTTTAAGACCGTTCTCACGTTGGAACGTACGAACACCCTCTTCCGTGAGTTCGCCAAAGATTCCATCGGCAAAAAGATTGAGCGCAAACTGCAACTTCTTTACGTCTTCGCCACGGCTACCTTTTTTCAATATCTGCATTTTGTTCCTTTTTGCGTTTACCAGTAATTGCATCTAGCTGACGGCCTTGCCTTGCCACTTTTTCGCGTAGCTCGGCAATTATGTCCTCAAACTTGTTAATCTTTGCACGCAGCATGTCATTTTCGGCACGCAGCTTTGTGTTCTCTTCCCTAAGAAGATTCCTGTCATTACGGATGTATTCGCAAGACTCTTTGAGGTCTTTTATTGTTGTTTGATACACCTCCTGTTGTGATTTCCATCCGTCCGCTTCTGCTTGTGTGGCCTCACCATTTGCCTTTCTACGATAGGCGCGATAAGTGAACAACCATCCCGTGCCAAGCAGAAGCGTTGATATTGATAATATAAATTCCATCCACCCCATAACGCTAGTTGTTTATTTCAGGCACTTCTACCTCAATTTTCTCTTCGTTATCACGTATGATGTCATTGCGGTTATTGCCTATGCTATTAGCTTTTTCTGCCGCCTGCTGTGCCGTCTGGTCATTGCGGCTAATAAGTGCGCCACGTTCCGATTTGACACGTTCAACCTCGTCAGGTGCTGCATCTGGGCAGCGTTCGACTACGGTCTGTGTGGAGAGATACGGAGCTTCCATCATCAAGTTTATAAGCTTCGTATTGTTCGTTTCAAGTGACCAAGGAACAATCTCAGCACCTATCCTTACCTTTGCGTACTTTCTTTGTCCGCCATTTTCTAGGTCAAGACCTTCTTGATGCAGGTACACCATGTCATTAACATAGCGTTGCCATGAAAGCGAGGATTGGACGGCAAGAGAATAGTCGTTTGACATCGCAAGTGCTATGCCATTGCCTCCGCTGTTCGATGTGGTGATGTCTTTCGGAGTGATGAACGATGTTGAACTAAAAAGGGAAATCTTTTCTTCAAGTGTCTTTAAGTACCCGTCCATTGTTTGCGGCTCTGGGAACTTTAGCACCTCGGCCGACTGCTTGCCGTTTGTGGTGTCGCTAGAAAGATTGATAATCAAAGTGCTTGAATCGCGCTTAAAGGAGTCGGTGTCCATTTCGCCAGTAAACACAAGGGCAAACGTTCCAAAACGCTTTAGTGCTATGGCCTGAATATTTGCCATAAGCTCCCACATTTCAATGTTGCTCTCTGCATATTCCCATGCTACAGCACCGCGATTGGTAAGCAACGGGCAACGGCTAAAGCCATGTTTCTCGACTTGAATGCTCCATCCCTCACTTGTCTGTGTGCAGCGGTAATGCTTGGTTGCGTCATAAGTGTCGATAACGACCTTTCCATCAATCTCATAGCACAAAGAACGTGCTATTTCAGTTCCGTATTCATCATAATTTGGAACTATCTGGTAGCCGTCCTTGTAGCTAAAGTTGTCAATAGTATACCTATTGGTACTCTTGTCGAAACTGAATAACGTAGCGCAGTTTCCAAGCTTTTTGCATGTGCTTATAGCCTTGTACTTAAACCACTCACATTCGCGCCACATCCATTCCTTTTTGATTTCGCCAAAGACCTTCCTTTCGTTGTCATCAGGCTCATCGCTGCAAAGGTTGAACTCTAGCTTGTTTGCTGCAAGATTGCGAACATGAGCGGAATGAATCAACTTCTGAAATGCGGCCGTCTGTGTAAGCTCCATCGTACCTTGCGGCAATGGGCATCCATCAATGACAATCTCAATGTGTGGGATAATGCGGTTGAGGATTATGTGATGGAGCGACGGGTCGTATTCCGTGATGTAGGTGTCCTGTGAAATGGGATTCAGACTAAGATTGGCAAAGCCAGTCGCTAGCGTGCTGTTATTCAGGATTTCGTTCCCTTCGTAGCCATGTAAGTTTATGTGACCGCCGCGCGTGAAAGGTTTCATTTGCATCAACCGCGTCGGGTCTTCCATATACCAGCTTATACTCTTTTCTCTTATCATATTGTACTAAGTACTTTAAGTATGTCAGTTGCGTTTCTTATCTTCTTCACGCGATTAATACGCGTATCAACATTTTGTTCGCCATTGACGTTTAACAGCGCGAGCATGTCGCTCGATTCAGCTTTCTTCTTCATCACGCCAGCATCCTCTCGCAGCATTCTATGGCAGTCGTAGATTGTTCCCGCACAAAGCAGTATAATGTTATCCATAAGGTCGGGTGACATTCCTTTCAATAGGGTTTTCATCTTTTCCTTATCCATCATAAGGATGCGCCCATTGGGTGTCTTCCCGAATTGGAATATTCTGCTTTCAAAAATCATGTGGCGCAGTATCGTCGTGCCTCCTTCGCGTTTCATGTTCTTGTGGTCATAGTGCATTTGAGCAAGGCGCGGCTCGTAGTGTATAAGCCCGCTTTGAATCATTTCAAGTGCCACATGGCCAGCCTCGTCTTTCATTGTGCGGAACTGTGCCTTTCCCCTATTTGAGGTTTGCCCAGCACCAGAAACAAATATTGCGCGTGGGAAACAGTCGCGCAGGAATCCGAATCCCTGAACATCAAGAATCATGTCACGCTCCTGCAAGTTGTGCTTGTCGCGGAAATGTATTGCCATCATTACTGCTTCACGGTTGCTATTCTGTGTGGAATACTTTATGTCCCTACAAATAAAGCCGTAATGAGACCATAACTCCCAATACTTTAGTGTGAGATTATCAAAGCCTGTTGTAGCCATATCCATCGTCATAAAACGCTTTACAACAACAGAGTCACGCGGAACTTCCATCGGACGGAACATGCGCTCGACATCCATCTGACTAAGCTGAACATTTGTCAGGTCTTCATCTTTGTTCTCGTCGTCCGTGATGCTATAGTTCCAGTTCTCATTGTATGCCGATGCTGCCGTTGAAGCGTTTGCAGCAAGTCCCCTATATCCCTTGTTCTTTGCCAGCATCCTTTTGTTATCACGGACGCTGAACGTGTAGAACACCATCGAAAGAATAAAATCTTCGTAGGTCATATCGGGGTCTTGTGCAACAAGAGAATCAATATGGTCTTTGCATTTTTCGTACACCTCGCGCTTTGTGCGACCAAAGTAGGTCTTTTCCACGTCACCCTCTTGCATATTGAAATACATAACGACACCATCCATTGACTTATCAACAGTGCCGTCATCATTTATCCACCCGCCGCCATGTTCTCCTTTCCCGCATAGTTTGCGAAGAAAACATTCACGTTCAGGGTTTTGCGCAAGGAATATCTGTGCTTTGCCGCTTGAATCACTACGCAAGCGAGGCATAAAGGCTGTGATTGTTCTCCAAAGAAACTTGTTGCTCTCGTCAAAGATTAGCTTTTTAGCCTGTAAACCTTTGGCGATTTTATCTATGATGATAGGGCTTTCGTTGTCAAGCTGCTGAAACTTTATCTCGCTGCCATTGTAAAGCTTCAAACCCATGTCCGTCTGGTTTCGTATTATCTCACCGATTGGGTCATGCGGCTGTTTCTTTACAGAGCGGTCTATCAAGGGGTACATTGTTTTCAGCGTATCATTCACTTTTCCTGCCCCCCAGAAATCCGAAACGTTACGCATAAAGCAGACAATTTTCGCATTGTCGTTCATGGCAAGATATTCCATTGGAGCATAATACAAAGCGTATGATTTTCCGCCGCCAGTACCGCCAGTAAGCACGACAATATCTGCGTTGGAGCGAATGGCGTACTTTTGGTTGCCATCCTCCAAAGGGGATAATACTATGTCGTTTCTCTTTCTGGCCATTGCGTATCTCTTAACAGGTTTCTTTTTGCAAAAGTAGACATTATTTCGATATGTGTTGTTCTATATTATTAGAAAGTCCATAGCTTTTTGTGTTATTTGCGATAACTTTGCGATAAGTCTTTTGTGGGCATCTTAACTTTGTTCGTATTTTTGCATCGTACTTTTTTTATTAACCAAACGTAATAGGAGAAAACTATGACTAAGGAAGATGTTTTGCAGAAAGCAAACGACTATTGTACGGAGAAAGCGTACACAACGGAAACTCTCACAGATGATTTTAAGGAAAAGTTCTCGGAGTTCTTTGCGAAAAGATACCCAGACGTAGAACCTGATGATGAAGATGCCATTGCTGCATTAAAGTTCGACCTTGACACAGCATTCAGCGCGACATCAAAGGGTCTTACATCAAAGCAAAAAGCCTTTGAGGAAAAAGAGAACGAGTACAAGAATCAGATTGCAGAGCTGACAAGAAAACTTGGCAAGAAGAAAGACAAGGATGACGAACCGAAAATCCCGAAGGAGCTGCAAGAACAGCTTGATGAATTGAAGGAGTTCAAAAACGCGGAGGCGAAGAAGAATAAATTCAAGAGCATCATCGACATTGCCAAGGAAAGCATACGTGAGGACTTGCACAAGTCTTTTGAGACATACGCAAAGTCTTTCAACGTAGAGCTTGAAAAAGAGGATAAGGAACAGGCCAAGGCATTGGTAGCACAGTTCCAAGAAATCTTTCAGGACAGCATTGGTGACATAAAGCCGCTTGCGCCAAAGCAGATTCAGAAACGTGATGAAGAGTTCCTTGCCTCAATACCGAAAGTAAAAGTAAAGTAATACTTAATTCAAAAAATTATGCAAGTAACTAATTTAGCTTATTTCTACGAAACATCGCGCAAGGTTCGCGGTGGCAAGTGGGTTTGGGTTAAAGACAGCAACGGTGAACAGCGCGGCAACGTTCTGCTCGGCGGTACTATTCTGAATCCAAAGAAAGGCTTTGACCACTTGTATGCTGCACAGTTGGTACAGTATACTCCAGCTCAGGGCTGTCTGATTTTCCGTTCGTTCAAGACCAAGGCTGACATCGCAGCCAACGGCACTACCATCGTTATTGAAGGTGATGGTTACAGCGATGCGCCAGAGGTCGGAATGTATCTAATGCTTGCTCCGAACATCGGCAGCGACTCCATCGGTGTCTCTTCCGAAAGTGAACTAGCCGTTGCCAATGACAAGGTGGACTTGGCAGATGCAACGTTTGTAGTTTCGGCAAGCGGCGTTAAGGACTACACTGGTACTTACACCAAGGTGACTGCCGTCGTTTACGACGAGACTAACGAAAAGTTTACCCTAACCGTTGACACAGCTCTTAGCGCAAGTAAGATTGCCGCTGGTGCAATTCTCGTTGAGGCAGACGCGGCCGCAGACGTTGCCCTTGCAGGTGAGGCTACTGGCGCATGCAAGGTTCTCGTTCCTAACCCCAACACGTTCATTGAGGCTGACCGCGACCTTATGCCTACCGAAGGCTTCGGTATCGAGAACGCCGACTACTCTATCAGCACGGTATACAACAAGCAGGCTTGGATTGCACGTATGCAGCCGCTGCCCCAGTATGTCCTTGCAAAGAACCGTTCGTACATTGATGGTATTTTCTGGATTTAAAAGATAGGAGGAACTGAATTATGCCAAACGCATTGAAATACCCTTTTAACCCCGATGAGGCTATTGAGAAGCTGTATCAGAAGGGCTTTATGGATGGTACTAACGTTGGGTTCTTGCAGACCCTTATCGACAACACCATCGAGATTGAAGAGAACGCCTTCTTCTGGCAGGAGCATTTCCGCGTAGAGGGTAATGAGTATGACATCGACCTTGGTGACACCAAGAAGAATCCCGCATGGACTGTACGGCAGAAGATTAACCGCACCGTTCCTATGGCTGACGCAATGGCTCCGCTGAGCGAGACCATGCAGCTCGATGCCGAGGGATTCACCGAGAAGACAGGCTCTATCTACCAGTATGGTAAGGGACTGTTTGAGACCTCGATGTCAAAGCTGGAGCTTCAGGCACGCCTGCGCGAGCTTGGTAGCGACCAGAATCTTGTCACTGGCTTTGTCCGTGGCGTTGCCGACCTTGTTAAGGCTCACAACCTTACAGTGTCCAACATGGCTGCTATGACGCTCTCACGCGGCGGCGCTTATGGGAACACCATTGCACTTACCAACCCCGCAGGTGGTACTGCTACCACACAGGGCTTTAGCGGTGTCATCACCAGTCAGGCTGCTTATATCCCCTTGGCTAACTACAAGAAGGCCATCAATGATGTGTGGACTGACCCCGATGCAGACATCCCTGAACAGATGCGCATCATCGAGACCGAGTTCAAGGAGGCAAATGCCATTCCCGACGGAACGCCGTTTGAGTGGGATATTCCTTGGGAAACCGTTATTGGCGTGCTGTTGAAGAACGCTGCCTTTGTTGCAGAGGTCAACCGCTATATCCGCTTGTATGCACCCGACAAGGTTATCATCGTGACCTCCGCTGGCGGAAGCACCGATGTTGCTAGCATCACTTGGGAGCAGCTTGTTGAGTATAGCCGTTCGCCTATCAGCAAGATTTCGCCCATCCGCATCATCCGCGAGCAGCAGACCGTACAGGGCATCACCACCTATCATACCGTCAAGGGTTGGAAGCAGAACGTTGTCGTTCTCCGTCCTCTTGGTTATGCTGGTGTACTTGTACATGCAAAGGTCGCCGACGTAGAGCTGATGCGTAGCGGTGAGGTGAACAGCAACATTCAGTTCTCTCTTGCCAAGGTGCAGGGATTCCTGAATGTCATCAACCAGATTGTGCCTAACGGCAAGCTGAAGTCTTACCATACCGATGTCATTGGTCGTTATGCTACGGTTCTTGATGAATCGCCGTATCACGTAATCGTTGACATTTCCAGCACAGGAAACTCACCTGTAGACCCGCCGCGTCCATAAAACTTGTGGCAATTTACAAGTTAATCTCTCATATAAGATTTGTTTTGGTTTATTAGTTTTTGGTTGGTTAGTTAGTTGTAGCAGCGATGACGGTATTAGAATGGCTTAAAGCATCAACGAGATATTCGTTTGAGGAACAGAATTTCATTAAGATTGCGCTTGACAGAGAGTGTAATCCAGATGATGATGTTTACGACGAGAGTGTTGTAACAAAGCGTCAGCGTGAGCTGATGACGGCGGACATCATCTTTACTGCCGTACTTTTAAGTCCTTCCAATACCGCATCGTTGTCGCAATCGCATAACGGATACCAGAAGACTATTGGCCAAGAACAGGACTTTTACCAAGACGAGAAGATTAAGTACGCAATCAGGATATACAATCGCTATGATGACGATAGGGGTGACACCCTTACGGAATTGATGCAAGACAGGCGAATTAAGTTTATCCCCATAGAGGACGTTGCAAAGCTATGACGCGAGACGAGATTCTTGAATATCCTTACACTGGAACGATAACCAGAGTAATAGCAGGAAAGGGTATGGAAAAAGACCAAGAACTGCTTATATACGAAGGTGTCATGGATGAACACATGGCAAACGATGAAATTGGATGGACTATGCAGACATCCAAGTACATCATCAGCATTCCGTTGGTTAAGGATGCTGACGGCAAATGGATAGTTCCAAGAAAGGGTGACAAGATTGAAATCACGCGCTATGATGAAACATTCACTTTAACCGTAGATAATTCAGACCCGTCACAGCTAGGCGGTGTGAGCATCTACGCGACAAGAAGCAGTTGGTAGCAGATGATAAAGTCCAAGGTAATAGGTCTCAACGCAAAGAAGATGGCAGATGCAATGATGAAAATCGTTGTAGATGAACAGAATGCGCGATTGATAGCCTATGCCAAGGAGGAAATACAATACATCGGCGATGCCATACGCGCGGGTCATTGGGGGAATCATTTTGACCGCACGCACAATCTGCTTAATAGTCTTTGCTGGGGCGTTTCTTATCAGGGGAAACTTATAGACTACGGATTCTACCGCGAGAGCGGTGATGTACAGCCACGACCGACAAAACGCGGAGGAGGCAGCGCAGAATCATTCCTGCATGAGTTTTCGGCTTTGAGTGAAGGGCGTGGCGCACAGATTCCAGTAGTGGGCAGAGAAATAGCCGAACGATACGTAAAGAAATACGGAGGTAACGAACGGTCGCGTGGCTGGCGTGTATTTTTTGCAATACTAGCACCATATTGGGGCTATTGGGAAGAAGGTTTTAATATGACCATCAAAGGAAAGTCCGCAGGGTTTTACAGGTTTATGGTTATGACGCAGTTCTATGACGAAATCAAACAAGACCTGAAACCAGCAAGAACACGTTTCCGCGTAAGCGTACCAAAGTTCTAAAACGCATAAGAAGATGTACAACGAATCAAGAATGGACATATACGACTATCTATACAATCTCTTTTACGGAGTGGTGACAGAGAATGTATATGATATGCGCGCACCGCAGGAGCTGCTTGAATCGGACACAACAAACGGCTTCCTTGTTATCCATGTCGGCAATATCGTAGACGAGAGTGAGTTTCGCGGGCATGCATACGGTCGTGTTAGGTGCTATATTGAGGCGTACGTTCCACAGATGTCCAGAGGGCGCGTAGACCACGACATCTATGCCGTGATGGAAAATGCCGTTAACGACATCATCAACCAGCAAATGGAAGTGCGCGACGGGACATATTACATCGAATCAGATAGCGTTATCTCTGCTGACGGCGGCGAATCATCAAACGCCAACAATGCATACTACACTTTCATCAAATCTTTTATCGTTGTCATCGAAGAACAAGATTAGTAATAATTTTAAAATTTAGAAAGGAACATAACTATGGCAAAGAAAACAACTTTGAAGCCGATTGGCCTAAAGTACGGCGAGGTCGGTGCTGAGGCCACCGTGCAGCTTATGGGTGTGCTTCGTGGTCTTACCATTGCGCAGGATGAGCCTGAATCAACAGAGATTGAGGCCGAGTTTTACGATGCTCCGTTCGACATCTTCTATCAGGGCAACCCTGTTACGATGACGTTTGAACTCGCAAACTATGAGCTTAGTGAACTTACACCGCTGTTCGGTGGAACACACGCCGATGGAACGTCTTCTGTTGGCGAGACCTATGAGGGTGCTCCAAGTGCTTTCACTTCCGAGCATTCTTGGGAGCTTTCGTTCGGTCGCGGATTTGGCACTCTGTATCTTTACAAGGGTCTTACCATTGGCACTTTGAAGAAGGATGCCGATGGCGCGCTGAACTATAACGTAACCATTACTGCTTTGGTTTACACCGACACCACCGTTACGCCTAATGTAGACCACATGTACAAGATTGTCGGCGACAAAACAACGTAAAGCAACAAATCTTTTGTTTTCGTGAACGTGGGGAGCGTTTATAGGGGTGTCCCCTGTGACGCTCCTTTTTAGTTTTACGAAAACAAGAAAAAAACGTTCACGATTATGGTAAAAAAGAAGAAAGAAGAGGAAGGACAAAAGATGGATGAGTTGCAGGATTTTAGCATAGACACCAAAAGAGACATCCTAGACATCATAAATGATGCGCCATCGTTGGTAAGGCTAGGCGAAAAGGAGTATCGCGTAAAGGACATGCGTTACTATTCTTTGTATCGCATCTGCCGTCTTGTGATGGATATGCGTAAGGCTGATGAAACGCTAGACACGGACAATGCTGTTATAACGGCTCTGTGTACCGATTTAGATGCCATGTGCGAGATAATGGCAATAGTCCTGTGCAACCATCTATTTAAGCCTTGTGATGATGCAGATGAAAGGAACGATGCGCTGATAAAGCAGATGAAGACAAAGGTGATGAACAGCACATTTGAGCCTAACCAGTGGGCAGCTATCATTCTTGGTGCTATACAATCCGTAGACCTATCCGCTTTTTTTTTACTCAAAAAATCGGTGAGTACGCTTACGGATTCACTTCTGACGAGGAAGAAGAAATCGGAGGAGACAGCATCACAGTTTATGGAAGCACTATCATTGCAGACGCATCCGACTTCCTGAGAGCATTTCCGCAGTACACGTTAGATGATTACCTATATCGTCTTTCGTGCGCGCAGATACAATTCATGGCGGTAGACAACACGCATACAAAATACTTGAAAGGTAGCGACAAGAAAGCGTGGAACGACTACAAGAAAACCGCCGAATCGATGGATAAACTTGATAACTTTATGTCGGGATTGAAGATTCCTGAACTCAAAGAGGGCGAAGAATACGAAATCCCCGTAAGGAATAGAAAGAAAAAGTAAACAAACATATATACTAACACGCTTATGGCAAGGGAAAACCCCACAATCATAGTTGGCCATCTTAACGATGCGGAACTGAAAAAGTCCATCGATGCGCTTGTGGCACATGTCGAACAAGGCACGAAAAAGATGGTTGACAATTTCAATACCAGTATCGATGCCATGAAACGCAAGCTCAACGAACTAGGCAGCGTTAAAGTCGATATGGGCGGCTCTGCTGACGGCGGGTCTACGCGTAGGACAACAAAACAAAAGGAGGAAACAGAGGCAATAAAAGAGACGACGCGCGCATATAAGGTGCAAAAAACGACTCTTGATGAAATGGCGCGTGCGCAGCAAGTTGCAATACGAACCGCAAATCCGAATGGAATCCGTAACGCCGACACTCTGCAAACCATGAACATACAGCTTGATTTGCTTGTTCAAAAGTTGCGCGATGCTAGGTCTCAATATTCCGCTTACGTCGCTATGGCGAGAGACGCATCAACAACTGGAGATAAAGGATATTTCCAAATGGCAACGGCGGGTGTTCACAAATACGAAGAAATTGTTCATAGCACCATCAATCAGATTCGTGCGTTGCGCGCGAGTATTTCGCAAATGGGTGACGTTATTGCACCGCAAGGCCATGCGATACAAAACTACGTTAACAGTCTTCAAAAGGCCAACCCAGAACTTGCAGCGTTAAACGAGAGGTTCAAGCAGGGGCGGTCTGAAATGCAAAAGCAAACCGCGACAGCAGCCGAAGCCGTGCAAGCAACAAAGCAATATACCAGTGAAATAGAAAATCAGAAACAGCAAGCTAGAGCCGCAGCAGCAAAGGAGCAAGAATACAGTCAAACATCGATAGAAAGGGAACGACAAAGAAGAGAAGAAATAAAAAGAACGGGCGAGGCTGCGCGTCAAACATCCAAGGAAATAATAAACTCGATGCATCAGCAAGCCAGTGTTCCGAGCAGTGCACCAATCAAGGGGATAAAAGAGTTGACGCAGGCTGTGGTCGAAATGCGAAGGGCTTATTTTGACTTATCTCCAGCAGAAAGGGAGTCGGCTGTTGGGCAAGCACTTAGGGCTGATATAGAGAAAGCCCAAAAAGCCATAACGATTGTCAGAGAGTACAACAGTTCTGTTTTTAAAAGAAGAGAAGGATTTGAAATAGGGAACGAATCGACGTTAAAAAGTTTGCGCGAAAACCTCAAAAAGCTTACCGAACAATACGAAAGACTAACCGTTGCACAAATTAATGCAGGAAAAGGCGACCACATTGTAGAGAGATTCCAAGCGACCACACGCGCTGCACATATTATGCAAAGAACTCTCAATACGCCAATTAATTTAAAGGCTGCACTAGCGGGCGACGAAAGGACACTGGACGACATTGCATACAAAATGCAACGCTTGCGTTCTTATAAACTTAGCATTGACCTTACAAACAAAAATGCGGCAAACGAAATAAGGCAGGTTGATGAAGCCCTTTCTAGGTTACAGCGTGAGGCAGACAAATGGATGCGGACACAAAACAACATGATAGCCCAGAACGAAGCACTTGCGCGTTCATGGAATTACATGAAGAATCGCCTTGCGTTTTACTTTACAGTAGGAGCAACAACTAGCTTTATAAAGCAGCTCATAGAGGTACGAGGGCAATACGAATTACTTGAACGTTCAATCGGCATTCTTATAGACAGCGCACAGAACGGCACAAGGATTTTTGCGGAGTTAAACGCTATGGCAATCAAGTCGCCGTTTACGACTATGGAGCTTGGCGCAGCTGCAAAGCAGCTTGTTGCTTATGATGTCGCCGCAAAAGATGTTGTAGACACGACAAAGCGTTTGGCTGACATGGCAGCTGCCGTTGGAATACCAATTGAACGACTTACTTACGCACTGGGTCAGATTAAAGCTTACGGCTATCTTAACGCACGCGATGCGCGCATGTTTAGCAACGCTGGTATTCCTCTTGTCAAAGAATTATCAGACTATTACACACAGCTAGAAGGGCGTTTGGTCAGCGTATCCGATGTCTATGACAGAATCAAGAAAAAAGCCATAGGATACAACGAGGTAATGGAAGTTGTCAACAAAATGACTGACGAAGGCGGAAAATTCTTTAATTTCCAAGAGAAGGCAGCAGATACGTTAAAAGTTCGGCTTGCCAACCTGACGCTTGCGTGGAATAATATGCTTAACGAAATTGGAAAAGACTCGCAAGGCATCATTACCTCTGGGCTAGCCGCATTAAAATGGCTGTTTGAACGATGGAGAGAGTTTGGTAACATCCTATATGGGGTTGTTGTCGCTTTTGGTTTAGTAAGGGCTGCTCAACTCGTTGCGGTTCGTACTGGTCTTGTACAAGTAAATACAGCCCTTGCAAGTAATATGAAAATGTGGGGTGCTTTAGGGAATACCGCTAAGAGCGTACTAAAATCTCTAGTGTCAGTGTTTTCTAATCCGTGGAATTGGGCAATGGCTGGCGCGGCTGCAATTATGTATCTCAGTTTTTCGTACAAAGACTTACTAAGAGCGAATGAGGCACTAAACAAGTCCATTGCAGATTCAGCTGACGAAAACATTAACTCCATAGATAAGTTCTTTGACGAATACCACAAACAGCTAGACACAATAGATAACGCTAGTGCATCAGACAAGTCGAAGATGTGGGAACGGATGCAAGAGGAAATAGAAAAAACAAACAAAAACGCAAAGCAATACGTTTCCATATTAGAAGAAATAGAAGATTTAGGCAACCGAATTAATGTAGGGAAAAGAGTACTAGAGCAGACGCAAGAAATAGAGAAAGAGGCGAAGCGGATTGCAGAACGCGGTTTGTTTAATATGGGAGGCGGTTATGCAGACGACAGTCTTGCACAAGACCTAATAGACTATGCAGACCACCTAAACGTTATTCAAAACAAATATGGTAGCCTAGCAAAGGCAAATGAAGATTATTCTCTTGGTGCTAAACAGCTGTTGTCTGGTTTTCGTAGGGACACAGAGGAGGCATACTCGGAGTTGGAGCGTTTTACGGGGATTTTAGACAAAGCCGACATTTCAAGAATAATGGGTGACGACCCATCTACGCAGCTGGCGAACATACGGGAGTTTGCGTCGATTGTTCGCGACAATTTCCTTGCAACAGAAAAGGGACAAAAAATCACAGCAGAAGGGCAGGCATTGTTAAACGATGCCTTAGATAAATGGGTTGCAAAGCAAGGTGTCGCTAACAAAGTGATAACAAATTCCAACATTGCTGCAGTAGAAGGAAGTCGTTCTGCTTGGGAAACCTTTTTTGACCAACTTAACAAGAAAGACAGAGAACGAATGGACTTCCTTGTTAAGACGAACCAAACTGGCAGTGAGGATTTTGTAAAACTTTGGGACAAAGCCACGGAATTAATGCAGGAAAGAGCAATCGGGTCGTACAACCTTATTCAGGAACAAATAGCAAACCTGCGCAACACGCCAGACATTGTTATAAACGTTGTCTATAAGCGAACAGAACAAAAAGAGATAGACAGGCAAATAGAGAAATACAAAAACACGTACATTGAACCAGAGGGTGCTGGATTAATGACTGCTGACCGTTATTTTAGAGAAAGAGAAGAAAATGTCAGAAAGTACGGTACTTACATAAAAAAAGAAGAAGAAGACAATGTTGAATGGGAAAAGCGTCTTGGCGAAGAATATCAAAACAACTCGAAAAATATCGAGTCTTTAAACAAGCAGCTTGCAAACAGTGCAAAGTTAAGCGACATTGACAAGAATGCAAAACAAAACGAGCTTAATACGCTTATTAGCCAAAATAAAGTTTTAAAAGAAATTGCGGACAATCAAGGGTTTGATTACGAGCAATTTGCAAAAGGAGGCAAAGGCGGCGGCTCAAAGAAAGACGTCCTAGGTGATGCCCTTACCAAGGAGGTGCAGCTCATAACTGACATCCAGAAACGTTTCAAAGAATACAAGCAGATAGGTGTTGATGCACAAACAGCTATAGCTAAAGCTACAGAAGAGTACGGCAACACCATCATTAAGAACAATGCGACACTACGAAAGTATGGTGTTCAAACTCTGTCATCCGAAGAGCTTGCGGCATTGCCATTGCAGAAAGTCCGTGAGTTCTACCAAGAGCAGATAAAAGTTGCTAATGCGCTGAACAACACAAAGGGCGTAGAGGCACTTGAAAAGGCTCTTGCCAACATCAATGTCGAAATCACAAAGATTGATTACAAGAAAATCACAGACGGGCTGAACAATGAACTTGGCAAGCTGAAAGATGAATATGAACTAGCCGTAGAACTTGATGCCAATCCAGAAATGGGCGACATGTTCTTGGATATGTTTGACATCGACCCGAACGCATTACCGCAAACCATAGACCAGTACGCGGAGCGTGTTCTTAGTGCACTAAACAAGTCTTTTGAGCAGCGCAAGATTGATTTTAGGTTGCCAACTCTAGACCTTACGCGTGACGACATAGAAACGTACAGAAATCAAGTCGTTGACGGTGTTCTCGACCAATCTACGTTTGATGCAATTGAAAAGAACTACAAAGAGATACAGGAGCTGCGTAAAAAAGATGCAAAAGAAACGCTAAAAAAAACACAGGAACTGCAATACAAGCTTGCGGATGTAGACGAAAAGATAGCCATTGAAACGGAAAAGCTAGAACGTCTACGCCAGAAGCTTGCAGAAGAAACGCACGAAGAAAAGCGCAAGTTGCTTGAACTTGAAATTAAGGAACAGGAACAGGTCATTGCAAAACTGCAAGAAGATATACTGCAAATGCTCCCGACGTACAAGGCATTGTTTGGCGGCATAGCGGAACATAGCGCAGCAATGACACGCAAGATTGCCTTGGAGTTAAGGAGGATGCTTGAAACAGCCACCCTTAATAGCGACGGCAGTTACACCGTTACCGACCCGCAAGGTGGTACTGCACGAATAAGCCGCAGAACCAGAGAGGCACAGCTTGACAAGGTTAACAAGGAAATTCTAAAGACACAATCTTCATTCCAGAAGATAAAAGAATCGCTCACAAAGGACGAGGACAAAATGGTTGACTGGGCACACGCATTGGAACTTGTCGGCGACGAGGCGAAGAAAGCTGCTGATGGTTTAAAAACCATCGGTGAAATTTTTGCAGCCCTTGGTGCTGGTGATGATACCGTTGAGGCAATAAATGATGTCGCTAACACACTAGAAGGACTTTCGCAGGCAGGACAGGGCGTGGCACAAATATATTCTGGCGACTTCATTGGCGGCACGGTTAACGTTATCAAGGGAACGTGGAACGCGGTAAGCACATGGCTTGATAATAGTGACAAGAAAATCACACGCAACATTGAAAGTTCAAAGCGGGCGGTCAACCGCTTGCAAAATACTTACGAAGAACTTGAATATGCTGTCGAAAAGAGCATGGGTGCTGCCGAAATAGGTGCTAGACGAGCTGCCATTGAAAACAAGAAGCTACAACTTGCAGAACTTGAACGTCAGCTGCAACTTGAAAAGTCTAGAAAGAAAAAGAAGCAAGACGAAGATGCAATCATAGAACTTGAAGGTGAGGTGGCTAGTGCAAAGCGCGAGCTAAAAGACCTTACAGATGGTGTGGTTGAAATGTTGACTGGCTCGGACATCAAGGGTGCAGCGGAGGCGTTTATCGATGCTTGGGTACAGGCATGGCGCGCTGGAGAAAACACGCTTGACGCTATGAATGAGAAGATGGATGAAATGATTCAGAATCTTGTCAAAAAAGGTGTCATAAACGAGATTATTGGCACTCTACTTGACCCACTATACTCTGAAATCAAAAAATTCTCCGATGAAGGCAGTGAAGGAGGCCATTTCCTTACCACGAACGAGCTTCGCAAGATAGCACAAGATGCTGGTGTTACGGCAGAGGAAATCAATATTGCGCTAAGTGAGTTCTATGGCAACCTAGAGCGTCTTGGAATACTACCAAAGACGCTTGAAGCCAACAAGCAGCTAAGTGCATTGCAGCAAGGCATTCAGGGGATAACCGAAGACACGGCAGGCGCATTAGAAGCGTACATGAACAATGTGTCACAGCAGATGTACCTGCATACGGACATCCTGACGCAGATTCGTGACGTTGTTGTCGGGTTTAACTTTGATGCTCAACTAGGGACTATAAGCCAGATACTCTTGCAGCTGCAATACAGCTATCAGACGCAGATGGCCATACACGGAATCCTAGAGGGTGTATTAACGCCATCGGGACGAGCCTTTACCGTCGAACTTGCAAGTTAAGTGGATTATGGAAGCAATACAGGAATATTATAAGAACGCGCTGCTCGCAGACCTTTGTACTGAATACAAGGGTCTGTGGCAGGCCGCTAGCAAAGACAAGCGTAAACTTGTCGATTTGGCACTCTCGATGCAGGCGATACCTCATTTGCTTACGTTTGCCCATGAGGGCAATGGCATGACAATGGAATCGTTGATGAATGATTTTGGCGACTACATCAATGGCAAATACACCGCCATAGATGTTGATGGCGTAAAGGGTGGTTATAAAAGCGAGCTATATGTTGGCTATAACGGCATTTTAAGCCACGCTGACGATGTTTTGTGCATCATGTGGTCAACTATACCACTTATGGAAATTAAAGCCACCAAAGCCATTAAAATTTATGTTGGGTGTTCGTCTGATGTGCGTATCGTTTGCGGAGGTTACAATAACGTTACGATAATGCTCTTTGATGACAGCAAGGTAACGTTAAGCGACATTGATGAAGAGAGTAATGTGACGGTTTTCAAGTATAGCGACCAATGTGATGTTACGATAGGAAAATATTGCATGGGCAAAGTTAAGGAATTTAGAAAGGAGTTGAGATTATGAACAAACCAATATATCAAGTCAAGAATAGTGCGAGTGGGACTTTTCAAGACATCGAGACACAGTTCAGCGGCGTAAGGATTCTAAAGATGGATGGCTTTCTGGAACTAGGCAAGCCAGTGAACATCTACACGGCGCAATGGGTGAATGAGCAGGCAGAGGATTTCCTGATAACCACGGTAAATCAGAGTAATCAGCCAGTAGTCGTACGTGAGAACGTGGACATTTCCATCACCTTTATTGTAGGCAATAGGTATTCGTCATCGCTAAACTTTGACGCTCAGGCGACACATGACACGTTTGTCAAATACATGACAGACAGCGATGTGTGGATTCAAAGCGGATACATGGGGAACAAGTATGTTCATTGCGTGTGCCTTTCGGCATACAAGCCGACTACGGTGAAGCTCGGTCGCGGAAATGATTCATATATCCTAGGAACACTTACGTTACACACTCTAGACGCACCACAAACATCATCATAAAGGTGTACTACTTCTTTTCTGTTCTATTTTTTATACGATTAAAAAGGAAGCCCGTCATCCGTGAGGACAGCGGGCTTCACCCTTCTCAAAACAATTAACCTTATGGCAGAATCCTATTTCGCAAAAATCCTTTTATACCACGGCAACGCCATGAAAGCCTTGACCTTTCCGTACTCTTCACGAAGATGGCTATTGTCGCCAGTAAGCTCAATGTTCTTTTCGTTTGCACGCTGCAACTTCTTGGTCAGCTCGGTAATAACCTTGTCCTTTGTACTTAGGGCAGCAAGGTAGTTCTCGCACTCTGCAAGGCGTTTTTCGTTCAGCTCATCACCTTCTTTGTCCAAACGCTTGAAGCGTTCAACTTCCTGTTCAAGCTTTCGGCAATAGCCGCGTAGCCCAGCATTCTGTTTGCGCAGGTAAGCAATCTCTTCCTGCGGCGTTTCAAATGTCTTTTCCTTTTTCATAATTGCGCAATTATCTTTGTTAAACAAAATATCGTTAAAAATCTGGCTGCTGGAATCCGTCTAGGTCTGGCGTCTCATTGCTTGCCGCTTGCGACTCTTTCATCATTCTCTTTTCAGCTTTAACACTGCTCGTCTGATAAGATGCCATGTCAATCGTCTGCCCTAGCAACGTGAAACCATCAATGATGTTGCCCTGATGGTCTTTTGCATAAGGCAGCATGACTCCTTTTATCTTTACCAGCATGCCAGAATTGAAATGTTTGCTGATATAGCTTTTGAAATAGGGCTTGAACAAGAATCGGAAAGTAAGTATTTCATCATCCACGATAGTTCCATCGGACTTTCTGAACCCTTTCCTTCTCTCGCTTGCGGTAACGATAGCAGCAGTTTCCGTGTATCGTATCCCATCTATATGCCCTAGAAAGTTTATATCCATCGTTCAAAATTCGTTTTAAGGCTATTTTAAGCCGTTTTGGCGGGCTTTTGCCCATGATGTAGTATAGTTGCCCACCTTTGTGTTTTTAACGCGCCTACGGGCGTTTATCATGCTTCCTTTTCCTTTTCGTATTTAAAAAGCAGACCGACAATGGCGCAGCATGTGTCATAGATAGACAATCCCTTTGGGATGTCCTGCCAGTGGCGAGATAGGTGGTTGGCAAGCCGTTCCATCCCGCCGAGCTTTGAAAGAGATACTTCCTGAATATCGCTAGCCTTTAAGAGCATGTAGCGTTCGTTCATGTACTTTCCGCTTGTGAAAGACTTACTGCCCTCATGCTTAACTACAACCCATACTCCTTCTTCAAGGTCGTTGGTCATAAGCATTGAACAAGGCTTGTACTCGACTTTCTTTCCACGCACGACACGTCTAAACAGGCGATTGTCAAAAGCAGGCTCAGGTTCTTCGTAAACCCGATACCTGCCTTTTTCATCCTTATAGTATAACGTCGGCTTTTCCATCGTTATTCGTTGTTTTTCCTTGCCTTCTTAGGTCTGGGGATGCCAAGACGCTTGCGTGTGGCTACTGCTTCGCTAAGAGTACATTCTTTCAGGAACTCGCAGCTTTCACAGTCTTTGTCATCTTCTTCGTCTTCTTTCTTTGCCTTTTTCTTGCTAGGCTTTGGTGTCTTTGTTACGCTCTTGACAATGGCTTCGGTAAGGCGCACCGTTAACCCCAAACTTGCCAAGCCGTGTTTGGAAAGAACTTTTTCAACAGCCGTAATGATGATGTTTGCAACCTTCTGGATACCTTCTGCATCGGTGTTGTTCAGATAGTCCTCAATCATCCTTGAAAACATTTCAGGCAAATCGTCATCATTGCCCATAAGTGCGATTTCCACTTGATTGCCATTCTTGTACACGGCAAGGAAATCGGAATCCTCTTTAAATTTCTCGCAAAGCTTTGCAAGTTCATCTGATACATTAATTTTTGGTTTCATGCGATAAGGTGTATTAATTAATAATTAAGTGAATTGTGGTGCAAAGTTAGGATATTATTTGATACGTTCCAAATTATTTAATGATTTTTAATATAAAAGATGCTAAAATGGGGCATTGCTATCAGTAAAGGCAGCAAAAGGCAGGCCATCATCGCTTTCCTGCGGTGCTGGTTCGTTGTATTCAAAGGATTGTTGCTGCGGCTCTGCCTCCCACCCGTATCTTAAATCTTCATCGATGCTGTTCTTAAACCGCCTGCTTTCTATTTCATAGTGCAGCCCAACCATAAGGTCTACAACGCCATACATACGGTTCTTTGCAACCTCGACCACATTTCCATAGCTTTCAAAGCGGCTCATAGAACCTTTGCCAAAGAACTCCTCGCCAGTGCGCAAAAAGTCATTGTTAACGCGGTGTATGATGAACACATCATCGACGGCATTAGTTAAGTCGCTAGTACCACTAATGTCATTCTTGCGCAGGAATGTCATCGCCTTTCTAGGATGCGCAACCAGAATGATATGTACCTTGTTCTTTTTCGCAAACTCCTTAATCTGCAATATAAGTTCTTTCTGCTTGTTATTCCTGTCACCTTCAAGCAGGTCGATATTAAGGCTAAAAAGGTTGTCAAGTACAAACAATTTAACTCCAAGTTTTAGCAATTCATTCATGTCATGGAATATCTGCTCCCATGTGTTGCCATATTCATTGTTGTACAGGAAGAATTTCCCATCAAGCCATTGGTCGATGTGCGCAGCAATGTTATCAGGCACATAATATTTGCCTTCCTTAAATTGAGACAGGCGCAAGTTGCGTTTGCCAGCAGCAACCATCTGTATCCACGTTTTCAGAATATAGTCTGGCAGCTCGCCTGACCACAGCGCGACCTTTGTACCCTGATTGATGACATTAAGGATAAGGGTATTTAGCCATGAAGATTTTCCAGAGCTATTGCTGCCACTAAGCAACGTGACCTCGGCCATGTTCAGTCCGACGATAGCCCTGTCAAGTTCGGCAAACCCTGTCTTCACGGTCTCTATCTGCGAAAGGTCTACCTTTTTTATGTCGGACAAAGAAAGCCACTTGCCGCCTAACTCTGGCGACTCGTCCTTTATCACATATTTAGGCTTTTGAACGGCATATTGGCGCGGCTGCGGTATTTGTTTCGCGTATTGCCGTGGCTCACTTTCATGGTCGTATGCGTGGGGGTCAAAATGCAGCCTAAACGCACGCCAATCATATTGCGAACAAGAATTATGATAGCATTTAAAAGCAATAGCACCGTTAGGAAGTTCAAACAAAGCAGAATCAGGAGCTTTATGTCCTTCATCAAATGGGCAATGGGCTAGAACGTATTTCGTTCCTCCTCCGCTAATTGGGACTTCTTTCGCAATCTCTATACCATATTTTTGAATAAAATCGCGCAAATTAAATTCAGGGCAAGCCTCGTTTGCGTTATAAGCCCGCCGTTGAGGTTGCTCTATCTTTATCGAATACTTCTCGTTAAAACTCTCTATCTGAGAAGCTGTCATGCGACGAAAGTCTTTAGGTACTGCAAGAATCTTTGCAAGACGATGCGGACGTTCTTCGCTTGAACGCCCTTTGCGACCGAAAGTTCCAGACAAACGAAGTATCCTGTTTGCGTCATGCAAAACTGTGTCTATTTTAACGCTCTCATCAGTAAAGTTGTTCGCAAGGATTTCAAGAAAAGCCTTAATAACATCTTCGCTTTCTTGTGTGTTATCCATATCAATAGGATAAAGCAAATGATAGCCGCTTGATGAGTCGCAAACGACTGGCGTGCTAAAGCCATTGTCACGCAAAAAAACAAATACGTCCTGTGCCTTCTTGTGTGCCTTTGCTTTTTCTGCATCCGTTGAGCTAACGCCGCTTGGACGCTCACAATCCACATCAATAGGCAACCACCAACGGTGCGCTATATCCTGCTTGCTTGTAGCAGTTCCTTTAACCTGTCTAAAGCAATTGAATTGGTCGCGGCTTGCGCATGCTTTTTTGACTTCGTTGACAGAATAATAAATATTGGCATTATCAAATGGTTCAAGTGCCTTTATCGCGCTCTCTACATCGTAAAAATAGCCGCTCCAAGTTCTGTCACCCAATATACGTATTTCAAACAATTCATCTTCGCGTTTGAACGTATCGTGCCACTTTCTTATTTCGTTTACATCCATATTTTATATTTAACAATAGTACTCACGGTATTCGTTCTCACGTTCCTCTTGCGAAGGGTCTGCAACCCTATACGAACGCCCACATCTTGGGCAGGTGAAAAAGCTAACTACAGCCGTATCATCTTTATCATAGCCAGTAAGAATCTCGTTTGCCATTGCATCGCTATTCCACCTGACCTCCTCGCCGCAGAAAAAACAATTCTTCGTCTTCATATCTTCTCCCATTCTTTTCTTTCTGCACGCCACACCAATGTGCCACGCGCATTGTTCAACATTATACAAGCACCATCAGGGCGGTTGTCATCCGTATACCCGTCGATGATGTTATCATAGAACATGCCGACGTAGATATAACACTTATGAAAGTCATTCCAGTGGATGTTCCCGTCAGTCAAAGGACGATACTCCGCACCGCCATCAAAAGACGGGTCAAAGACAACGCTGTTGCCCTTGGTGATAACATCCAAGAAAGTCTTGTCACGGATGTAACGCTCAAAGTCACGCTGGAACTGTCTTTCACGACTGCTAACGTATGCCGTTATGTGCGGCATAACCTTCTCGCGGTCTTTCTGACTGAGCTTGTCCCATTGCGCACGCGCCTTCTTCTTGCTGCCCTTGCGATTGTAAGCCACCCAGCATTTCTCAAAAAGATTGTCTTTCTCTTTCTTTTCTTCAAGCGCAGCCTTTTCTTGTTCTTTGTGTGTTTCTTTTTCTTTTTCTATTAATACGTCCTTGTCTTTATCTTCGTGTATAATATTATAATTATTACTGATAGGACTAGACATAATAGTGTCTACACTTTCTTGCGCGGGCGCGTTCTGGCAAATGCTAGCATTTGGTAGCATTTGGTAGCATTTGCTAGCTTTTGCTAGCCCGCCCTTCTTTCCACTCTCCTTGCGCTTCTCACGCACCATAAGCCATTTGTCGGTATCATGCTCCAACTGCGGCTCAATGAAAGCCATAGCAACACGCCCCGCAACAGAAAGGCTTGGCGGCTCGTTAAACAACGCCTTACGCATAATGGCATCATACACCTCAAGCCTGACATTATTATCAAGCGTGGCAACGGCATTGTACCAACCTGCATGAAACGTAAAACATTCTCTGTTAAAATCCATTGTAGCTGTTTTTAAAAGCCTGCGGGTGATAATCCGTCAGCAGCTACTCTAACATCATACCACCCGCGTAGGCAAGATTGTTATAACATGTATCTCTCGTTCTTTGCGCCTATTGTAGCTGGCAGCGCATCGAATCGTTTTTTTCTTTTGCAAAGATAGGCATTTTATCCCATACAACAAAATATTTTGCGTTATTTAACTAAAATAAGGTTAATTGCCGTTTTTCAAGCGCAATTCTTTCGGAAGCTAGGTTAAAATAACCCTCATCAAGCTCAATGCCTATCCAGTTACGCTTCTCACGAATGGCAGCAATACAAGTGCTACCAGAGCCAGCGCAATTATCAAGAACAAGCCCGCCTTCGCCTGTATACGTGCGAATGAGGTAACGTAACAGGTCAACGGGCTTCGCCGTAGGATGCAACTTCTCTTTGTCTCTTTTGAAATACAAAATATTCGTCGGATAACGCGTGCCGTCGTTGTTTGTAGTACAACGCTGCAATTTGGAACGCGTGACCGCATTAGGCTTACGCTCGCCCCTGACACGTACGTATGAGTCAAACCCTTCACGCATCTGTGGATTATACGTCATCGGATTGCTGTTCTGTGATGCTGCACTAAAACTAAAGACACAAATGTCCTCCGTAATCTTTAACGGCTGAAAATGAGAGTTGAGAAAATTAGTGCCATTGTCCTTAACCCAAACCCAATTGTATTTCCACATGGCGATATTGCTTGAAATAAGCATCGTGGTGAACGGCTGCACGGCAAACAGCACAATAGCACCATCAGGCTTTATTATGCGCTTGTAGGCATCCCACAACGGCTCAAAAGGAATTATGCTATCCCACTTTAGCGGCGTAGTGCCATAAGGCAGGTCGCAAAGAATCAAATCAACACTTTTGTCGTCTATCCCCTGCATTACATCAAGACAATCGCCATTGTATATTTTATTAAGCTCAATCATATTAAAACAAAGTTAGCTGTTTGACTGTTTTTTCTTTGCTCACCTGTATGTCACCAAGACACTCTGACTTAAATCTTTCTTCTTGCGCGTCAAAATAATCTTTGTCAATCTCACATCCGCAGAAATCAAAGCCAAGCTTATATGCAGCAATACGACTACTACCAGAACCGACCATTGGGTCAAAAATGACGTCACCAGCATTGGCGTAGTTGCGTAATATCCAAGCGTAAAGCTCGACAGGCTTCTGTGTCGGATGAATCTTGCTAACTCCATTAGAAGACACAACACGCATCCTGAATATCTTAGCTGGCTTGTCAAAGCTAGACCATGCATATTCACACATCGCAAGACTGAAATCAAACGGCTGTAGCTTATCCCATATAAGAAAATGCTTGTTGGGAGGAAGCCCGAAATAATTACCACCCCAGATAATCTGATTCTTCGAGACACGAAACAGCTCGCTGAAAAATTTGTCAGACGGAATGGTACTATCCCACTCTTTACGCACATGAGCCTGCCTGACAGGATTTGACGCGATGCCAATACCATAAGGAGGGTCAGCAACGGCAAGAGCAAAATAACCATCAGGCAAGAGCCGCATGTACTCCATACAGTCGCAATTCATCATGACACTAACGCTCGCTGTCATCACTCAACGCCTTTAACTCACTACCTAACAACAACGCGCCAATCTTACTGTACACACCTACATGACGTAGCCGCTTTACCTTGTCAAAGAAACCACCATCATTAGCCTTACGGTAAGACATACCAAGAACACGCGGCACATCCTGACGCTGCACACGCTCATCATCACACAAACGACTTAACATCGCAACCTCATGCTCCGTGCCACGACACTCACCACGACGGTTGCTCTTTATCAAACCACGCAGCCAGTCGCCAAGACCATGCTTGTCAGCCACATGACGCAAACGACCAAGGTAATCACGACATAACGACTGCAAAGCAGCATCACGCGCAACCCTGCGAATATCCTTCCTTCTCATGATTCCGTGAACGATAGTCAATATAAACTAGCTAGAATGGCAACGCATCAGGCGCATCGGCAGCAGATTCAGCTGGCTGAACAGGAGCAGGAGGAGCAACAGAAGTAGCCTGCGCCGTAGCACTAGCACCAGCAGCAATAACAGACACCCTATAGGCATCACACTGGGTAAACCACTTGCCATTATACTCACGACTCGACACGTCAAAGAACACCTGCACGTCAGAACCAAGAACAATGAAAGGAGATAACTTCTCCCACTTGTCCCTACCTAACACATCGAACTTGACCTTCTTAGGATACTGACCCTGAGTCTCACCGACAAACCCAAAACGAACAAACTCACCCTGCCTGCCAGTAAAACTCTGCTCAGGCAAAATACTTACTACTTTACATGTTAAATCCATAATAAAACAAATTAAATTCTATATCTATAAAATAATCTCTTTGTCAATTTGAAGCATATTAAAGATATGCTGTAACTCATGCGCAAAACAAACCTGCATGTCAACCATCTTACAAGGAAGAATGTTGCGCCTGTCAGAACTAAACACCGACAACTCATTGCCGCTAGTTTCATATCTAACCTCGACATCGCAACCTCTAGCATCAACACATTTCAGATAGGCAAGATACACGTCTTTCGTGTAAGTGTCGTCATACTTTGGCTCTAATTCGACCTTAAAGCCCATTTTTTTAAGTATTTCAGGAACAAGAGGAATCGGCTCTATTTCGTCATACTCATACAGGTCATTGTATGCAAGCATAACAAGACCGCTGCCTATTTCTGCGACTTGTTCGTTCTGGCGATTATGGGTGTTGTATACCCAGTCGCCAATCATCAATTCATTCGCTTTCATATAATTCTATTTTTTCATGAAACATCTACTTTCCTTTCAAACCATCCAACATGTCAATGACCATACCTGTGATTATTCCATCTGCACCACGTATCGCAGAATAACAACCACCAAACAACGTCATAAGGTGCGTAAGACGAAAATATTCATTGCTACCTTTTTCAGTAACCGATAATTCGTTGTTTATCTCTGCAAGCACATTTGACAAACTCGCCATAACAATGTCTAAATGACTTGACTGGACTATCTGTAATATCGAAGCCCATCTTCTTTCATCCTCTACCTTAATCATAAAACACTACTTTTTACTTTTACATGAAATTTTGTGCAAAGATAAGCACAAAAAACATAAAAACAATAATCCTTTAACAAAAATTATACTAAATAGGTACACTTTTTTATGAATGTACACTATTTTAAAGGTATACACAATATAATATATATACACATATACGCACACACGCGCGCGAATACGCAAAATTATGGCATTTTTAAAAAAACACATGTAAAGGCATGTAACAACATGTAAAACGAATGCGAAATAATATGTAACAACATGTAATCTGCTTATACCAGACACACGCAGGATGATAAAACACAAAGAAAACCCATAAAAGCCATTTTTAAGCCCATAGGCGCGCTTTTATACCCAAAGTGGATAAAGTCCCACAAAGAAAGAAAAAACCGCTTAAAACGGCTTAAAATGCGTTTTTCGTTTTTTGATTTTTCGTTTTTGAAAAATTTTTTTTCAAAAAAGTGGGTTTGTACCAGACAATTGGGCTGGCTGGGCACCCCCCCCACCCCTAACATGTTTAGAGTAACGTCGACGGACTGAGCCTATTTTCTAGCGTTTTCGGAAATTTGCTATTTTTGACAATTGTTCATTTGCTAAAACTAGCTTAAAACTAACATGTACACCAAACAACAAATAACTAACTTTTCAGCGTTTTTCCAGTTATCCAGTTATCCCGAAAACATGCCTATTTTGTTTTTTCGTATCGACTTGTATATACTAACTAACTAAACAAATAACTAAATAACTAACAATACACACTAACTAACATAACAATATAAATACTAAAAACTAACTAACTAAAATAAAAGAGTAAATTATATATTATATTATATAGTGTATTAATATAATAGTACACTATAATATTATTACATTATTATATTATTAAATATGTATATAGACAATATATCAGATACAACAAAATTGCACATTTTCCTATTTTTGTGCAATTTTAATAACCCGGCTATAAAACGGCGTACTAGCATACTATTACACTATTTAAAATATATTTTTTCAACTTAACACTATAGTAAAAAGTTATTACTTTATTTCTATATATTTTTGGATATGTTATTAATAATCAATTAATTGCGAAACAAAAAAAATAAAGATAGTACACATTTTCATGTATTGTTAACATATTTTTAATACGATTTTAACATAAACTTTGCTGATTTTCAGCTAGTTAGGCGTTATTTGTTAAAAAGATAGCAAAGTATTGCGTAATTGAGAAAATCGTTGTACCTTTGCAACGTGAAAAGTGATTCACGCGATAAAACGGAGGACGGCCGTTTAAAAAACGTCCAACGAGGACGAAGCTCTTTCGAAAGAATTCATTTTCTTGAGATACCTTCCCGACTACATTTGAAAAGCTTGCATAAAGCGAAGTAATTTGTTGTATGTTCTTTCACTTATTTACCATACAAAAGAAAAGGTGCAGCAGGTATACTTTTGAAAGTGTAACGAAAAGACTGTTAACTGAATAATGCTAAAAGATAAATGCTTTGCAAATCTTTGCACCCTGAACACAAGGTTTATAACTTGTAATTTAGGCAGGAGCGCAGACTAAGTGAGAAACGAAAGATATAACTTTGCAAGTGACTGAAAAGGTAGCCTCGGGAAGGTTACATGATATAGAAAAATAGTATATAACACTTTTTAGGTAGCGAGGACACGGACAAGGTATAACGATATTTTACCTAAACATGTAAACGGGAGGCCGAAGACTCCTTGCATGTAATTTGGCTATTAAGTGCAGTTATTTGTTCCACGTGAAACATGTTCCACGTGAAACATTTTGCCGACCAAATTTGACACGAAAAAATTCTAAACGAGGAAAAAATCAGTACTTTAATTTGCGTTAATTAGGTGCAAGACTTTGCGCTTGCAATACCTATTTTTATTGAAAACATTTTCGCAGGTTGCAATACTGCGGAAGGTTGCAAATGATGACTTGGTGCAGAAACAATAAAACGCAAATATAGAATTTTGATATACGAAGACAGTGTTTCACGTGAAACATTATTTTTGTTACTGAAAAAAGGTGCAGAAAAGCGCAGGCCGTTTGGCAGGTGCAGACCTTGGGAGTTTTCGCGACTTTTCCCCAAGGCGCAAGTATTATTTATCATTCATTATTAATTTAAAACCAAAAATCAGGAGGTCAAAATTATGACAAAGAAAGTAAATGAAGTTAGCAAAATCAACGTCCTTCGTGGCAAGTGTTCACCAGTACATGCTGCCGCAGGTACATTCAATCAAGCATTAAAGGCCTTGTCGGGTCTAGAGTCGAAGCATGCCGAAGTACTAGAATCGCTCGGTATTGAATCTTTCGGTTTTAAAAACGTTTGCGCAGGGTGGGCAGACGCTTTGCGTATCAACGTCGACGGCAAGGCCGTTATGGGCTTGTATTTAAGCGAAACGGCCAAGGTCACCATCACAAACGAAAAGGGCGAGCCCAAGGAGGTCAATATGTACGAAAAGGTCGAAACGAAAAAAGGTGTAAAATTCGTGTCGGTGAAGGTACGTGTCCTCGGTACGCCAAAACTCTGGGACGATAGTCTTATTTTGGAAGGTCTGTGTCAGTCGGCCGAGCTCGTTGACGCTCAGGAGGAGGCAAAGGTAGCCGAGGAGCACAAAAACGCTTTAATTGAAAAGGGTGAGGTCTATATCAAGAAAACCGAAAAGGGTGCAGACGGCAGCGTCACTGTCACCTTTGAGAAGGCATAATTAGGCAGGAGTCGGTCTAACTAATAAGCAGGAGGTCTATATCATGAAAAGCGGAAAATTGCTCATTTTGGGTATTGTGTGCGTAATTGTGGGCATGGGCGTGCTGCCCTATCTTGCATGTGTGTGTGCAGCACTGCGACAGGCTTGGTGCGACTATGCGTTTTTTGTGTGTGCATGTGTATTTTTGGCAGGCTTCGTCTGCGTTTTTGAAGACGTGTCTGCCGAAAGCAGGTCGAAAAAATAAACTCTTTTAGCGGGCGCAAAGCGAGCGGTCTGTGCAAACGTAACAAACAATAATCATTTTTCATTAATCATTTAAACAAACGGAGGACTTTATCATGATTAAAGTACAGAATCTTTCAACGGGAGAAGTTGTCAACGTATTGAACGTTGTAGTAGAAAACGGGCAGATTGTCAGCGAGGCACGCAGGCCGAATAAGGGCAAGCGTTTTTACGAGTCGTACCCGATGGTCTTGCCAGCAGGCACGTCTGAGGACGGGCGCGACATGCATACGCTGGCGGAAGGCTGGAGTCTCGCCACAAAGGGCGCAAAGGGCACGAAGAAGGCACGCAAGCCCAAGCAGGAGCCTGTCATCAACCCACAGGTCGAAGTGCGCGAATTAGGCGGCGAGCCTGTCGAGGTAATTAAGGTCGAGGAGGTCGTTAATGAGGTGACCGAGCAGGCCAAGGTGGAAAACGTCACGGCTGAAAAGGTGTGGGAGCAGCTGGAGCAGGAAAGCCACCCCGTCAAGCGGGAGGTCTTGGGCAGCGCAGCAGAAATCGCGTCTGAGTTTATTGAGCCTGACGTCATTCGCCGTGAGTTAGCCGAAAAGTACGGCAGCATGGGCGCAGACATGTTTGAGGCTGTCATGAAAATCGCAGGGCTTGTTAAGCCTGTTGTAGTTGAGCAGCAGGAGGCATCCGTCAACGAGGAGCAGGTACGTAGCATCGTGAAGGAGTATTTTGCAGGCATCAAACAGGAATGTCGTGTCATAGAGGTGAAGTCTGCCGCAGGCATCGTGAAGGTCGAGGGCGTTGTCAACAAGAATTTTGACATCTTCTGCAACCTTGTCAACGCTGGCAAGCCGTTGTACATGTACGGACCAGCTGGCAGCGGCAAGTCGTACACTGCAAAGCAGATTGCCGAGGCATTAGGTTTGGACTATTACGAGACGTCGCAGGCGATATTCGCCTACGAATTGAAAGGCTACGGCGATGCCGCAGGCAAGTTTGTGGAGACGGCATTTTACAAGGCATTCGCGAACGGAGGTGTGTTCTTCTTGGATGAGGTGGACGCAAGTGCACCCGAGGCTCTTGTCGTGTTAAACAACGCGATAGCAAACAAGCGGTTTGATTTTCCTGTCATCGGCAACGTCAACGCTCATCCGAACTTCCGTGTTATTGCCGCAGGCAACACACGCATGACAGGTGCGACGATGGAGTACGTGGCACGACAGATGCAGGACACTAGCTTTAAGAATCGTTTCTTCTTTGAGACGGTGACGTACGACCGTAACGTGTTCCTAAGCATAACGGGCGGTGACGAGGAAATCGTGAACTTTGGTGAAGACCTCCGCAGGGCAGCTAACAAGACGGGCATCAGTCAGCTATTCAGCTATAGGCAGGCCAGTGACCTCGCCACATTACAGGAGTGCTGCCGCAACGATGATGCGCATCTGCTGCGTGGTTCGGTCTTGCAGGAGAAGACCGTTGACGATGCTCTAAACCTGTATGAGCATCTAGAAAACAAGTCAAACAGGTGGGCACGGGCGATGAAGGCTTGCATTGAGCAGATGCGTACTGAGGAGGTGTGGTAAATATCCGCACCTCCCCTTAAAACAACGATATTAAAGCATAGGAGGCAAGAGGTATGAAAAGCAGAAAAATGAAAAAAAGTGACTTTGTGTGCTATAATAGCATTGCGGAGATGGTCGCTCACCTTGGGAGCGAAAAGGGCGGTTATAATAGCAATTCAGAGTATAACGAAGAGTGGTACGGCACGAAGACGTACAAGGAGGCCGAGGAGCGTATCATCAAAGGTGACGATGAGCTGGCAAAGATGTTACGCGGAAGCGACAAGCTAGACATACACATGCCGAGCACGGGTGTACAGAAGCGCATCGTGACGCGTGTTGCAGGCTTTGCACCGCATGTACCTAACTTTCTTACAGGCATACCAAACAATATGCTTTGGGTTGAAGAGAAGAAAGTGGCGCAGAAAGTCCTGACCGTTATATACGGGTGCAACACATACGGAGACGAGACGGCAGAAGAGATTGCAAAGGTCAGCGCAAGGGTTGTGTCTTGTATCATGAGCCTCGAACGCAAGGGCTACAGGGTAAACCTGTACGCTAGCAATGTAGCCGACAGCGGCTCAAAGAGGACGGGCTTTATTACAAAGCTAAAGGATAGCGGTCAGCATATTGACGTGCTAAAGATGGCGTTTCCGCTGTTAAGTGCAGCGTGGAACAGACGTTTTGGTTTTCGTTTCCGCGAAATGTGTGGCTGGAGCGATGTTGGCGGCTCGTTGCAAGGATACGCATTGCGCTCTTGGCTGAAGGAAAACAACGTAAAGTACGATGTCGCTTTAAGCTTTTATGACGCAAAGGACATCAAAACTGTCGAGGAGTTAGAGAAATTATTTACAACGTGTATTAAAAAATAACAAAGCATAGGAGGCAAAAGATATGGAAAGAAAGTTAAATCAGAGCGAACTTGAAATGTTGGGTTTACAGGAAGGTACAATCAGTACACCGTCGCCCGCTGTGAAAAACGACAAAGGGCTGGAGCAATACATTGGAATGTTTGTCAAGGTCGGCATCCATTACGGAATGATTGACGACGTACATGGCGACAGGCTGGGCTTTGTTTGGAGTGACAAAGATAGCTGGACTGGCGAACTTGTGCGCCAGAATATTATCGACAAGTGTGTGTCAGATAGCGATATTAAGAAAGCCGAGAGAAGCGCACGCACGTATTTTGAGCGCGAGGTTGCCAGCCTGCGTGCACGTATTAAGCGCGGGTATGAGTTCGATGACCAGAAGATGCTGCGCGAGCGTGTCGACCAGTGTGAGGCGTGGCTTAAATGGCTAGGATAAGGGCGGTGGCCACTATCGACACCCGCCCGCGCGCCGCGCATCCCTGCGATGCGGTAAGATTCCGTCAACGCAAACTGACATTGTTGCGGGGAACAAAATTTATTAATCACTTAAACCATTACAGCAATGAAAAAGTATTTATTTCTTGTCACTCTAGTGAGTGGCACAGCCTTCACGCAGGTTGGTGAAGGCTTTAACGAAGACGCAGCCCTGATGGATGCCTGTGCATCCATTGGTGACGATGATTTCCCATGTGACGAAATTGCAAGTATCGACTTGCAAAGTGTCGAATTTAAATCTTAAATAAACGTTATGAGTAGCTTTATTATTGGTAAGAAAGAGTACATAAAGGCCGCAGGTCTTGTGTGCGGAGTGGCATCATGTTCAAGGTATGGCGGTAGCCCATCGTTTTGCGCTAACGTAAAAAAGCAATTTAGCCACATTTACTGTCTCAATGTGTATTCGTGGTCTGAGCAATACGATGAGGACTTTGAAAAAGACAACGAAAGCTACGATGATGTTTTTGACGAGTACAAGGCTCTTGGCAGGCGCATTTACATGGGTTTAGAAAGGATGTCTCTGGACACTCTTCGCTATTCACTCATTAGCTTCTTTCGTTCGGCAACGTATCAAATAGAAGATTATGAGGCGAACATGGAAGCGTCCAGCTATTTCTTGACTTGTATTGAAGTTTTGTTTGAAGACAAGACTGATACCATTGAAGGCTTTTGGGGTAGTATAGACATCTAGTATTAACACACAAAACATTAAGTATTATGGCAAAGTTTAATTTTTCAATCACGGCACATGTCGGCAGCGACATGATGGTTGTTTATTCGCAGGACTTCCCGTTTAATTTCATGGAGTTTAACGGCCAGCGGCCTGTGCTTGATTTAACAAACAGTCTTATGGGCTTCCGTGAATGGGTGCAAGATGATGGCGATGACAAAAAAGGTACTACGTATTGTCAGTACGTGTCGTATGATAAAGACTACGAAGGCTACGACCACTACCTGTTGGCATCGTGGTACGAGTTAGATGAAAACGGATTTATTAAACTTTAAAACCATTACAACTATGACAAAGAAAGATTTTAACGAGGAAGTGAGCGAAATGTGTGCTTATGTGAAGGCACACAATTACGACAACCTGAGTGAGCAGCTGATGCCGTTTGCAAAGAAATACGGCGGTTTACAGGGAGCGCTAGTTTACGGCATGTGGTGCGAAAGAAACTTCGAGTCCAACTTGCGTGAAAACTACAAGCGCAAGACAACGTACACGTCTGACTTTAGCGTGGCTGAATGGTGCGTGCCTGTCGAAGGCATGTCGGCAATTGCCAGTACCCTCCGCAATGCTTTGCAGAATTGGCGAGACGACATCGAGTTCTTTGCCGAGATTATTATTGTGCTTAATATGAAGGCTTGGGAACACTCGGCAAGAGGTAATCGTCAGTACGCTGAAATGTACAGCGACTTGTATTATGACGCAAGATGTTTGTACTTTAACTGGTTTAACGAGAGCCATCCGAAACATGAGAAGGCAATGCAGTATTATTTTGATTACGTCGACTAATATGAACAAGAAAGATTTTAAAGAAAATTTCATGGGAACAATCTACGTGGCGGTAGTAATGGCTATCTGTTATTTTCTCATGTGGTTATAATTAATAAATATAATTAATAAATCAAACAATCAAAATTATGGAAGAGAAAGATATTCGTCCAGAATATCTTGTTGACTTGGTAAGCTATATCGAAGATAATAGCTACAGCGACATCATGGACACGTACAATGGTCACAACCCAGAGTTGGTGCGCAAGATTAATGCTGCATGGAAAAAGAAAGTGTATCATGACAGGTTTGTTGACATTCTCTTTGCAATTGGATGCCGTGACAAAGAAGAGATTCTTGAAAAGTTTGACGTTATTATTGATTGCGACGAAACGGCTATGGATAACGCTCACGAAATCCTAGAAAGTATATGCGATGACTGGGATTTGGAGACAATACTTGGTTTTATAAGATATAAGTAATATGAAAGCGAGAGAGTTGTTAAATGAAGCATTCCATTTCAGAAAGGGGGCTATGTATATGCCAATTGTCAGCAGTATTACAAAAGGCAAGATAAACCCACGTAGTACGTACATTCAGACATTCAAGAGTTATGAGTTTGGCTGCATCCATCCTGACGTAGAGTTTATAACAACGGCTGGCGAAACATGTTATCTTTTTAAAGTTGACTAGTCATGAAAAAATATGTAACATACCTGCGTGTATCTACGCAAAAGCAAGGGCGTTCGGGTTTGGGTCTTGACGCACAAAGAAAGATGTGCGAGGACTTTATAAAGAACGCAAACGGCAAGTGCGTACAGGAGTTTGTTGACGTCGAGTCAGGTACGCACAGAGACAGAAAAGGTCTTGCGCAGGCCATCTGTTATTGCAAACAGAACGAATATCCGCTGGTTATTGCGAAGCTTGACAGATTGGCACGCGACGTAGAGTTCTGCTTCCGCGTTGTTAATACTGGCATAGAGATTCATTTCACGGACATGCCAGTAATGAATTCTTTGCTGTTAGGCGTATTTGCCAGTGTTGCACAATACGAACGCGAGCTGACAAGTGACCGCACGAAGAAAGCGTTAGCTGTCAAGAAAGCACAGGGCTGCAAGCTTGGTGCGGCAAGTGAGAAATACAAAGAAACTGCAAACAAAAAAGAAAAAGAAGAAAAAGAGAAAGAAGCTATGGAAAGAGGTGAAGCAAAACGTCAGCGGCATCAGGCATCGCGTGACGTACAGGTATTCTTGCGCGTATTGCGACAGGTGTTTCCAGACGA